GATCGGTCCTCGTCGACGGCATCGAATACTGGCTTGACGCGTGGGTGAAGGAGACAAAGAAGATCGACGAGAAAACCGGGAAACCCCGAAAGTTTTTCTCGCTATCATTCAGCAAAAAGAAGACTCAAACAGAGCGAAAGGAACGCCCAGGGCGACCAGCCCGCGCCCCGCTCCGACAGGCACCCCCAGCACAACCCCAGGCGCGCACCCGCGCCCCACTTCACCAGCCTCAGAAACCAGCATCACCACCACCGCCAGCCTTAGACAACGGCTGGCCCGCAGAAGAATCCGGATATTATGAACCCTGAATCAGCCCTCTCCACTCACGTCAACCCGAGCCCATTCGCCATCACCACCCTCGAGGGAGTGAAGGAAATGGCCGCGATTCTCGCCGAGGCGAATATGTACGGCCTCAAGCAGCCCGCGCAGTTCATCAGCCTCATGATGCGAGCCCACGAGGAAGGCATCACCCTCGCCCGCCTGATGGAGCGCGTCCACGTCTTCCCCGATGGCAAATTCGCCAACCGCGCCGACTGGCTGCAGGCCGAATTCGAGGAGAAGGCCGGCCGCATCATCTGGCACACTCGCACCGACGACCTCTGCGTCGCGACCTTCATCCTCGGCAAGGAGATCAGCGACGAGCAGCGCGCCCGAGCTTCGGAGCGCTTCGAGCTTCTCAGCGAACTCGACGCCCTGACGTGGGAAGAAACCCGCAACGCCAAGAAAGAGCGCGAACTCCAGATCAAAATCGGCAAGATCGCCCGCGAGGGCGAAGAGACGGTCCTGCGCAGCCTAGTCGACGCTGACTCCAAGGGTATCAGCCAAGGCAAAGACGGAACAAAGACGAACTGGGCGACCAGTCCGCGATCAATGCTCCAATGGCGCTGCGTCTCCGAAGGAGTCAAGGTCGTCTGCCCGCGGATTCTCTCAGGAATGCCGAGCAACATCGAATACCAGGACGCGATCGACTACGAGCGCCACAAACGCGCCATGCTCGAGAACGCCGCAGAGATCAAACCCGAAGACCGCGAACACGCCATGGCGATCCTCGAGCAATACGACGAGCAACTGAAGACCGCCCAAGGCCACGAGCGACAGCGTATCCTCGGCCTGCGCGCCGACCTCGTCACCAAGCTGGGCGACGCGAACCTGCCCGCAGCCCCGACGGAACCAGAAGTGACCGTCGCGGGAGTGCCGGCGAAGATGGTCGAGACAGTGGTCATGCCGCCCGAGCCCAAGCAGCGGCAGGAAACCCAGTCGAAACAGCCGCGCGACCGCACCCGCACCACCCCAAAGGAGCCGCAGCCCGACAACGACGACAAAATCCCCATGGAAGCCAAGGACATCGAATGCATCGTCGGGCCCGCCCCGCAGTACCTCGGCCGCACCCTCGGATCCATCTTCTCCATCGGAGACGTCACCAAGGCCCCGAAGAACGAACGGCAAGTCACAGACCTCCTGAACTGGTTCGGAGACAAGCAGGGACTCCGCCAAGAGACGGAAGACAGGCGCCGCATCGCGTTCTGGAAGGCCGTCCAAGAGGTCGCCGAACAGCGCAAGCGAGAATTCGCCGCCGCGAGCCCGGAACGCTCCACGGCGCCCGCCAGCCCCTCCACCCCGACCGCCGCGGAAAACACAGGGACAGGGGCCACCCCTTCGCAGCGCTGGCAGGATTACGAGATCAAGGGACGCAACATCTACGCCGGAAAGAAGCTGGGCGACCTCACCGGCGTCGAATTGGCCGACATCCGCGACAACCTCTTCGAGAAGGTCGACTGGTCGAAAGCCACGCTCGACCAGAAGCGATTCAAGGCGATGGTGCACCAAGCGATCGGGACGCTTCCCGATTCCGCTCCGGAGAAGCCCATGCCCACCGCCGGCGAGGAAGCACAGCACACCATCAACCTGAAGCGCACGCTCGCGCAAGAAGGATGGCACGCGGCCATCTTCCTCACCACCTGCAAGATCAACGGATGGGTGGCCGAGGATCACAGATCGATCGACGACATCACCTCCGAGGAGATGGATCAACTCGCCCAGGAGTGGACCACCGTGAAACCGGAGATCGACGCTGCCCACAAAGGCGCGGAGAAGAACTCATGATCGAACACTCGGCCTACCCGCTCCAGTGGCCAGCCGGATGGAAGCGCACGCCGGCCAATCTCCGCGAGCGTGGTCAATTCGATGGAACACCAGACCGAGTGCGCCGGGAACTTCTGCATTCCATAGATCGAATCGCGCTCGGGAAGAGAGCCAGCACTCACACCATCAGATCCTTCGTGGTAATCTCGACCAACATGCGCCTGCGAGTCGACGGAGAGCCGCGGGCCGGAGATCGTCCACCCGAAGACCCAGGCGTGGCCGTCTACTTCAAACGCGAGAACCAACCGCTCTGCTTCGCGTGCGACAAATACGACGCAGTGTGGAAGAACATGCGCGCCATCCAGCGCACCATCGAAGCGCTGCGCGGCATCGAACGATGGGGAAGCTCAACCCTCCTCGAGCGAGCATTCACCGGATTCGCCGCCCTGCCTGAGCGCACCGGTCCCTCTTGCTGGGAAATCCTGAAAGTACCACCCGAAGCCACCGAGCAAGACGTGATGAACGCGTGGCGAAGCCTGGCGCAGTTCTGCCACCCTGATAAGCCCACCGGAAGCCACGAGAAGATGTCCGCTCTCAACGACGCCAAAGACATCGCCCTATCCACCATCCGATCCCGATGAAAGACACCCCCATCCTCATGAGCGCGCCGATGGTCCGCGCCAGCCGTCGCGATGTTGACCCGAAGACGCAGACGCGGCGAATCATCAAGCCACAGCCCAAGTTCGTGCAGGCGCTCACCGACGGTCGATTCGAGACGTCGCCGGATGGCGGATTCGATCATGGCGTCGAATACATCCGCTGCCCCTACGGCCAGCCCGGCGACCGGCTGTGGGTGAAGGAGACTTTCTGCACGCCCTACACCATCGGCAAGCCGGTGAAGGGTCAACAGATTCGATACAGGTCCACCCACGAGGATGACGGCATGACTTATAAGTGGAGGCCATCCATCTTCATGCCCCGCTGGGCGTCGCGCCTCACGCTCGAAGTCGTGAGCGTCCGCGTCGAGCGGTTGCAGGAGATCAGCGAGGGTGACGCCATCGAGGAAGGTATCACTTGGGACCAAGACCACGACTACATCGGCGAATATCGCAAGCTCTGGGAATCCATCAACGGCCCCGGATCGTGGGATGCAAACCCCTTCGTTTGGGTCGTTGAATTCAAACGCATATGATCACGATCCGATTCTTCGCCCCAGGCACGCCGGAGACGGCAGGCAGCAAGCGCGCATTTGTAATCCCCATCGCTGGCCGCGCCGGAACCAGCGCGAAGGATTACAGAGCCGTGATCACCGACGACAACCCGAAGGGCGAGAAGTGGAAGAAGATCGTCGCCGCCGCCGCCAAAGCCGTGCACCCCGGCCCGCCCCTCACCGGCCCGCTGCAGATTGACGTCACCTTTCACCTCACGCGGCCACAGGGACACTTCGGCACTGGTCGAAACGCCGGAATCCTGAAAGCCAGCGCCCCCGAGCACCACATCACCCGACCCGACGCCACGAAGCTCCTGCGCTGCCTCGAGGACGCCCTGACCGGCGTCGCCTACCAGGACGACGGACAGATCATCAAGCAGATCGTCGGCAAGATCTACGACACCCGCGAGGGCGCGACCGTGGAGATCGGACCCGTATCCGAAGAACTTTTCTAACCGCAGCAAAACCACCACCACACCACCATGAGCAGAGCCAAAAAAACCGCAGCCGCAGAACTCGCCGAGGCCGTCGCCGACAAAATCGCCGAGCAGACCCGCCAGCTTGTCATCAAGAACTGGCCCGACATCGACAAGACGATGGACGCCGACGAGGGGAAGGAGATCAAGCTCTCCTTCAGCACCACCCTCACCCACCGCGCCGCCGAGGAAGGCACCGTGGCGAGCAAGGATAGCCGGATCCTCACGACGCTGGCCTTCAGCCTCGGCAAGCAGAGCGACAAGACGGAGAGCCCGTTTCCCGATCCCGAGCAGATGGAACTCAGCGATGCGTCGAAGGGAGGTGGCGAGTAATGTCACTCCCAGGCGAAACCACCGCGGACACCGTCCGCCGGATCCTCGCCGAGCAACTCGGCCACGATGAGAAGGACGTCACGGATGAGAAGACCATACGTGACGACCTCGGAGCCGACTCCCTCGACGGTGTTGAGCTCGTGTTGAGCTTCGAGGAAGAATACTCGATCGAGATCACCCTCGAAGAGGCCGAGAAGATCATCACCGTCGGCGACGCCATCAAAGCCATCGAGCAACACCTCGAATCCTGATGGACATCCTCACGATCGCCACGGAGGCCGGAAAGGAGCGCCTGCGGGTGGAAATCCACCGCGTCAACCCCCAACGCGCCTACGTGGCGATCATGCAGGCCCTCAACGACCTCCCCCAAGAACGGAAGACCAGGAAGGACAAAGGCACCAAGCGAACCAAGACTTTGCCGCCCGCAGCAAAATCGCCATGAGCATCCAAGCCATCATTCTCGATGTCGAAACCCACGCGAAAGACAACCCAGAGGTTGTTGAAACCGCATGGATGGAAACCGGAATGAGGGAAAGCGCCTACCTCCCGAACGGCAACCTCCGATACCCGCCCACAATCCAGATGTGGTGCCCTTCTCAGCCGATCACGCTTGGCGCGATGGCCGTCCACCACATCACCGACGAAGACGTCGCCGACTGCCCTCCGAGCAGCTTCTTTGAACTCCCGGCCTGCGAATTCCTGATCGGCCACAACATCGACTACGACGCCGGCGCTGCGAGAATCATGGAGAACGACCCCAAGCGCATCGACACCTGCGCCCTCGCGCGCGCCGTATGGCCCGACATCGACACCTACAGCCAAGGAGCGCTGATCTACCATCTCGACCGCGAAAACGCCAAGCAGCGCCTCAAGGGAGCGCACGGTGCAGGGTGCGACATCCTGCTCTGCAAGACGATCCTCGACGCCGAGATCGAGCACCTGCAGCCCACCTCGTGGCAGCACCTCTGGGAGATGAGCGAAGAAGCTCGGATCCCGAAAACGATGTACTGGGGCAAGCACGCCGGCGAGAAGATCGAAGACCTCCCAGCCGACTATAAGCACTGGTTGCTCACCAAGTGTAACAACCCGCCGATCGACAAATACCTCCGCCGCGCCCTCACCGGAGAAGATCGGCAGCGCACGATGTTCTGCCCCAAATGACGCCCCTCGAAAAGAAACTCGATTACGAGCAGAGCCGCATAAGCTACCTGCCCGACATCCACCGCAGCCTCCCGCAGGCCCCTGACAGCGAGAAAGCTCTCCTCTGCTCCTTCCTCCTCGCCCCCCGGGAGATCGGTCAAATGTGCGCCGAGAAGATGATCACCTCCGATCACTTCCACATCCCAGCGCACGCCCTCATCTTCGACACGCTGATGGACTTCTGGAGGGACAATGAACCCGTGGACTTCGTCACCGTGACACACTGGATGCGGAAGGAAGGCACGCTTGATCAGGCAGGCGGCTCAGCGGCCATCACCGAACTTTTTACCTACCTACCCACCGCCGCCAACGCCAGGTCATACCTCGAAACCGTCCGCGAGATGTTCATCCTCCGCGAAGTCATCAAGGTCTGCACCCATCACGCCGCGGAGAGCTATGAAGCGCAGGCCGACGTCACCCAGATCCTCGAGGGAGCGCAGAACGGACTCCTCAAAGTCGTCCGCCTGGCCGAAGGAAGCCGGCTGAACACGCGGACGATGAAGGAACTGGTCTTTCGCAGCATGGAGCGCATCGATCACCGGATCCACGGAGATTGGAAGATCGAGATGCCCACCGGCATCGTCGCGCTCGACAAAGCCACGCTTGGATTTCAGGCGCCCACGGTCACCATGCTACTTGGTAAGCCCTCCGACGGCAAAAGCTCGCTCGCCCTGAACATCTGCGAGCACCTCGCCATCGATTGCAAAAAGCGAGTCGGGATCATCAGCATGGACGACAGCGACGACCAAGTCGCCGATCGCCTCATCCAAGCGCGAGCCCGGGTCAACCTCTGGGATATCAAGAAGACCGGCGAAATCACCACTGGAGACTTCGACCTCCTTCGCATGGCCGGGACGGACATCGCCAACGCCAGCGACCGACTCTTCATCCGCGACGACGGCGGACTCACCCCCACCGAGATCAGCGCCACCCTGACCGCATGGAAGGCCAAGCACGGCCTCGACTTCGCCGTGATCGACCACATCCAGCTTGCCCAAGCCGATCGACGCATGGAGAACCGAACCAGCGCGGCCGAGGAAGTCAGCCGCAGCCTGAAGCCAATGGCCAAGCGCCTCGGAATCCCCCTCCTCGTCCTCTCACAAGTCAGCGAGGACGGATCTGGCAACTACACGACGAAAAACACCCGAGCCCTCGGCGAAGACGCCAACAACCTTTGGAAAATATCTCGATCGGACGACACGACCGACGCTTGGATCCACATCGGCAAGCAGAAGGACGGCCCCAGGAATCAGAAGATTCCCGTGAAATACGAAGCGTGGTGCACACGATTCTCCGACCGCGACAGGGAACCCGAGCCCGAGCAGCAGCAGGAACTCGTGCACATGGGAAAGCCGCCCACGAAAAGAAGAAAATAATCGCTTGCCAAACAACGGGGAATCCCGATACTCGCAGCATTATGACAACCACCGCTTCTCAGAGCACCACCACAGCCACCCCAGCCACCAAGCCGAACTTTGCGATTCGTTTTGGCCGCAGCAAGAGCGTCGCGACCGTCAACAGCTTCGACGAAGCCAGCGACGTCTGGATTCGCCTCCGCGCCGAGCACGGATTCAGCGCCAGCAACGCCCCCAAGGTCACAATCGTCGACCTGAACACCGGAAAGACGGTCGCCTGCATCAGCTACAACGGACGCGTCTGGGAGGGCGACAAACTCGGAGGCAAAGAGATCCGCACCCACGGATCCAAGACCGCCAAGGAGCACAGCGCCGAAGGATGGAGCGACTTCGCTCCGAAGCCCAGCCCTCGCCTCACCCCCGCACAAGAACTTCGGGCCATCGCCGCAGGCATCGACGGGACCGGCACCGCAGACGACATCCTGCGCGTCGCTGAGCGCCTTGAAGCCGAGGCCTCACAGCGATGAGATACGGATCATGCTGCAGCGGAATCGAGGCAGCCAGCACCGCGTGGACCCCGCTCGGATGGCAGCCCCAGTTCTTCGCCGAGATCGAGCCCTTCCCCTGCGCCATCCTGCAGCATTATCACCCCACTGTCCCCAACCATGGCGACCTCACGAAATTCAAAGACTGGCCCGACCATGCAATCGACCTTCTCGTTTCAGGAACCCCCTGCCAATCCTTCAGCGGAGCAGGACTCCGCGAAGGACTGGATGACCCTCGTGGTCAACTTATGCTCACCTACGGCCACGTTGCTGCGCGATATCGCCCCCGCTGGCTGGTATGGGAGAACGTCCCCGGAGTTTTCAGCGTCGACGGAGGAGAAGCATTTGCAAGCCTTCTGGGACTCCTCAGCGGAACGAAGGTCAGCGTCCCCGCCAACGGATGGCAGAACGCCGGCATCGTCGAAGGCTACCGCAACGCCTACGGACTCGCGTGGCGCGTGCTTGACGCTCAGTTTGTCCGAACACAACAGCACCCTTTTGCCGTACCCCAACGACGGCGCCGTGTGTTCGTTGTCGGATATCTTGGAGACTGGCGCCGTGCCGCGGCGGTACTTTTTGAGCGCGAAAGCATGCGAGGGGATCCTACGCCGCGCCGAGAAGCGGGGAAAGGAATTACCCACCCATTTGCTCCTAGCCTTACAAGCAGTGGCAGGGGAGTTGAACGAGCGGGTGTCACCCGCGGACAAGACCCAGTAATTGCCGTAGAATGCGGCGACATCGTCCCGCAGGCCATGAGCAGAAAATGGAGCAAGGGAAGCAGCGGTCCAGCAGGCGATGAAGTCGCGAACCTCGTCGCCTGCTCTCTGACGCAAAAAACCTACGCCGATAACGAGAGCAGGGAGTCGCTCCTCGTCGCCCACACCTTGAAAGCCGAGGGGCACGACGCCAGCGAAGACGGAACGGGACGCCGCGTCCCGCTGGTGCCTGTCGCCTTTCGAGCCGCAGGCCAAAACGGATTCATCGCGAGCGACGTATCCCCTCCAATCGCCGCATCCGACGGCGGAGGTTCAGGAGTTCCGACCATCGCCTTCAACGCCCGCCAAGACCCGATCCACAGCGCGGGAGCGGCGCTCCCGCTGGATACCGATGGAAGCACACAAGCGATCGTCACGGAGGATGTCGCCAACACCCTACGAGCGGGCCCCACGAGCAAGGCGTCCCACGGAAAGCAATCAGGCACCGACCGAGACACAATGGTGGCCGTCGCCTTTCAAACCCGAATCGCCAGAAATGGACGAGGCCAGCCCGAGGAAGTCTACCCCGCGCTCAACGGCAGCAACGCCGGCGAAACGAGCGACATGCGCCCATGCGTCGCCACCAGGAAAGCCGTTCGGAGATTGACCCCGCTGGAATGCGAGCGCTTAATGGGATTCCCCGACCAGCACACCGCGATCACCATCCGAAAAAAGCCCGCAAAAGACGGCCCGAGATACAAGGCGCTGGGCAACTCCAAGGCGATCAACGTCGTCGAGTGGATCGGACAGCGCATCGCCATCGTTGACACTTTATGACCACCGCACGACGCCCACCCGACCTCCCCACCGCAGCCCCCACATCCCGCTCTGGCACCTACGCCAGAAAGCCCAACACCGACCGCCCTCTGATTGGCAAACTGATGGATCTTCTCAAAACCATCAAATCCGACAGCGAGGGAAAAATCACCAACCGCAGCATCGCCGCGGAGATCGGAAAAACCGAGAACGAGGTGTCGGAGCACATCTCCTGCAAGCGCAACGCGCCGAGCGGGGAAACCACCCTTGCCTACCTGCGCCTGTGCTACCGGCACGACGCCCGCGCCACCACCGCCCTCCTCCGCCATGAGTAAATCCCCGACCGCCATCGATCGCGCCATCACGGACCTCGACGACGACGCAGCCAGGAAGTTCTTGAAGGAACACGTCGCCTACAACAACGCCGGCGTGACCTTCAATGGAGAGTTCACCTTCGAGGAATGGAAGGCCGGCTACGACTTCCACACGGCGCTGCGCAACCGCAGCAGATGGATCATCGGCGACTTCCTCGTGGCCGGCCAGAGGTTCGGAGAGCGATACACCCAAGCCATCGAGATCACCGGACGCACCTACAGCGACCTTACCACCCTCGCGAGCGTCTGCGAACGCTTCAGCGACCACAATCGGCGGCGCCACGAACTCGCCTTCGACTACCACTCCGCCGTCGCCTACCTGCCCTACCAGGAAGCCGACCGACTCCTCGACGAGTGCATCAAGCTCCACTGGGACCGCGAGACGCTGCGCGACAAGGTAGCGACCCTCAACGAACTGGCTGGGAGGCCGACCAAGCGCAAAAAGAAGGGGATCGGCGTAAAGATTTTGCCGCCCGCAGCAAATCAGACCACGATCGACGTAGAGGCCACAGTCGAGAAGGAGAAGCCAAAGCCCCTCTTCTGGAACGGACACACCCTCGCGACCAAGGACAACGCTCTCTACTACGGATCCGAGCGCATTGACCCGCCCAACGACGACGCCTGCGCCCATCACCACAAATTCCCGCATGCCCAAGGACTGCTCCGATGGCTGAGGGAGAACGATTTCACCGACGTCCCAGAGAGCCGGTTCCTCACAGCGAAAGAGCGCCCAACGCTTTGGAAAGGCCACCAACTCCAAGCCGGCCGAAGCAACAGTCAAACCGGGCACATGAAGCTCTACTGCGGCCCGATCCTGATCGAACTCGACGAATACGAGAAGGTCGCCACCGAACTCGGATTCTCCAACACCGCGGAACTCGTCCAGCACCTCCTCGAGAACGGCCACCAATACTCACGCAACCAGACCCCGCCTCCAGCCACGCCCAAGCTCGAGGGAATCAGCGAATCCGCCACCGCGCCATCCGCATCCCAACCGCCCGCGCCAGAGCCCACCGGACGCCGCACAGGCCCGCCAGGCGAAGCCAGCGACCCAGCAGCGCAGCAGAGCCTCGAGCAGCAGGCCGAGGAGCACATCCGCGCCTTCAACGACCTCAGCCAGAAAATCGACTGGGCCGGCTTTCCGAAGCTCAAACGGTCAAAATGGCTGCAGAAACTCCTCCTCCGCGCCGACGAGGTGATCGACATCCTCAGCAATACCCCGCTGCCAAAATGAGCGACCCGCTTGAGCAATACAAAGACCTCGCCGAGCAACTGCGCCCGATCGAGGAGGAGGCCATGCGCATCAAGCTCGCGATGCTGCCAGTCGTCGGGAGGATCGCGCTCAACATCGTCCGCGAAGCATTCCCCAACGCCACGCTGGTCACCATCCAAGCCGCGGCAGAGATCAAGCCCAGCGACTACGGCAACAGCGCGCGCGAAACCGTGAAGATCCTCCAAGACCGTGGCATCACTCCGAACCTGCTGATCTACGACCGCAACCGCCACGTGCTCGTCGTCGCCACCTCCGTGCCCGCGACAGCAAAAGCGTGAACTATTCTGGGAAACCCGCTATCCATCTGCCATGCCACGTAAACCCGCCATCGACGCACGCGCCGCAGAAGACAGCGAACTCCTGCACACCGCCATCCAAGCGATCATCGACGGAATGGGACGCGGAGGCCTCTCCCACGTCGCCGATCGCCTCGGGGTCACCCCGACGATGCTAAAGAAACGGCTGCGGATCCCTGGCAAAGCCTTCGACGCCCCAACGCTTCGCGCCGCCGCCCTCATCCTCGAGATCAGGAATGGACAGGAAGACCAGCATCCCGAGCAGCCCTGAGATACGCCGGTTCTTCGCCCTTCGGAAGAATGCCAGCGTCGGTGGAGAGCTTCACCAATCGATCGATCACCAGCCCCATCTGCAGTCGCCCGCCCACGTAGCAATCCTCCCACCCGTCAGCGTTCCCGGCCGCTTTCAATCGCGACCACGTTTCATTCAACAGCACAACGCGCTGCCGAGAAGACGGACGAGTGTTTCCGCGACCACCGGCCGCCGGATTCATAGGGGAAATAGGCGATGCATGGGAATTCCATTTATCCAAACGGACCAATTCTGTCAACCAACAGCACACCGATGAACAGCCGCCACTTCCAATTCGACGAAATCAACTTCGCCAAATACAACCCCCGCGTCTCCCTCAAGCCAGCCGACAAGGAATACCAGGACATCCGCAGCAGCCTTCAAGAATTCGGATACCTCGGCGGAGGCGTGGTAAACGTCCGGACCAACACCCTCGTGGGAGGACACCAGCGCGTCACCGTTATGCGCGACATGGGGCAGACCGGCGCCGACTTCGCCACCGTCGACCTCGACCCGATCGCCGAGAAGCGCCTCAACCTCATCCTCAACAAAGTCGGAGGACGCTGGCACACCCCGGCCCTTGAAGAACTTCTAAACGAACTCCAAGGCAGCGGGGTTGATCTCGAATCGCTCGGATTCAAAGCGGAAGAACTCGACAACATCCTCAAGCCGAGCAGCAAGATAGAGGCTGCGCGCAGAACCCTGGCCGAGCGCTTTATGGTCCCGCCATTCAGCGTGCTCAACGCCAGGGAGGGATGGTGGCAGACGAGAAAGGAGGCGTGGATCAACCTCGGAATTCAAAGCGAACTCGGAAGAGGCGCTGGAGCAGAACCGGGCGGATCCAAAATGCCAGCGGTGAACAAAAGCACCGGTCGCATAGCCAGGAGCGACAGCCGAGCAAAGGCAATCCCAGGAACGGACGCCAAGAGGAACCTCACGTGGGTCCAAGGAGGATCAAAAGATGAGACGAGCGGCAAGATTCTTGCCAGCGGACGACGAGCGGGTTCCGAAGTCTTCGGAACCCACGGAAACGCGAGCGACCAAACCGGGACGAGCATATTCGACCCAGTTCTGACAGAACTTTGCTACCGCTGGTTTTGCCCTCCAACCGGAACGATACTCGATCCATTCGCAGGAGGGAGCGTCCGCGGAATCGTGGCCAATTACATCGGACGGGACTACCACGGGATCGATCTTCGCCCCGAGCAGGTCGCCGCAAATGTGGATCAAGCAAAATCTATTTTCGGGAGAAAGAGGAAGCCGACGTGGACGATCGGAGACAGCAGCGTTGCCCTGAATGAAGCTCCACCCTCAGACTTCGTCTTCTCTTGCCCGCCATACGCCGACCTCGAGGTTTACAGCGACGACCCGAGCGATCTCTCCGTCATCGCAAAAGGCGACTACCGAGCCTTCCTTTCAATTTACCGGGACATTATCGCCAAAAGCATGGCTCGATTGAAAAACAATCGATTCGCGTGCTTCGTCGTAGGAGAAGTTCGCGATCAGCAGGGAAACTACCGAGACTTCGTTGGCGATACCATCCAGGCGTTCCGAGACGCCGGCGCCGAATACTACAATGAGGCCATTCTCGTCACGGCAGCAGGAAGCCTCCCGATCCGAGCCGGAAAGCAATTTGACGCCAGTCGGAAACTCGGGAAAACACATCAGAACGTTCTCGTCTTCCAAAAGGGACTCGTCTTCGTCAAGGGCAGCGGAAAGAAGGCAGCCGGAATCTGCGGGGAGGTCCAAGTCGACGAATCTCTATTCTGGGCCGAGGTTGAAAACGCCGCAGCCGCAGAAAACGGGATATCCGACGAACCCAAATAACCGCTTGCCAAACAACGGGAAATCCCGATACTGAAAGCCATGAAGCCATACGGCCACGAGCGCGAAACATTTCCGTATTGGAAAGTCCAATTCTACCGACCCGAGCAGATCGCTTGGTTTGACATCCAACAGAAGTTCACGAACCAGGCCGAAGCCGAGGATGTGGCAAGACTTCACCGCAGCAAGGGAAAGCGAGCAAGGCTCATGCAAATCGAAAGGTCCGGAAGAACCCCACTCCCAGAACCAGAATCTCCCGAAACCCGCACACCAAGAGCGATCGCAGGCTGATCGCTCCCCGGCGAAGGACATCCACTTCGCCGGCCGCGATTAACCAGCACCCCACATCCATGGCCAAAAAACGAAAGCCTCCCAAAAAAAAGGGACCGCCCAAACCCCTCGGCCGCAAACCAGACATCTCAGAAGCCCAAATCTCCAACCTCGTCACACTCATCTCCAACTGCACCTCCTACAAAACAGCCTGCGAAGCCTCAGGCCTCGGAGAAGCCACTTTCCACAGATGGATGGCCGCAGCACTCGAAGAGAACGCCAAGCCCTGCTACGTGGAATTCCGAGAGCGCATTACGCAGGCGCGCGGCATTGCCAAGGCTTCGATGATCAAACACGTGGTGAGCAAAGCCCCCGACGACTGGCGGGCGGCCACGTGGCTCCTTGAGCGCACCGCGCACGATGAATACGGGGACAAGAGCAAGATCAACGTCGAGCACCAAGGAGCCATCCAGCACGACCACACGCACAAGCAGATCGTGGTCGTACTCCCCCCAGCGATCGCGGCGCCGAAGCCGATCCGGAGGATTGAAGCGACCAGTGAACCAGTGAAACCAGAGAACCCAGCATCATGAAAACACCAGCAGCCGAAGAACCAAACCCAACATCCGCACCCGAGCCCCGATTCAAAAGGGGCGATTGGGTATTCTGCGCCTTCAAACTTCAGCAAGTGGAGGAAACCGAAGAGGATCGAATCACTGGTGTCAGCGACGGATTCGTCAACCACGGGGGGCACGATCTATCTAAACTGTGCTTCCCCGTCGAAATGAAGATCAAAGGGATCTCCGACAACTTCGCCGCGGCCAAGGGCAGACTCCGCAGCGAGGGCTTGCCCAATCTGAACTTCCCCGACATCCAGCGCTGGCTGGAAATCAAATGGGCCACTGCGTGCCAGAACAAGGACGACGAGAAAACCGTCAATGCGGCAATTCAAGACCTCGACCTATTCGTTCGCGAAATCCTTATCAAATGCCGCGACATCCGGCAGGAGTCCGTCGATGGCGTGTACCTCATCCGCCGGTAATCCAACCCCCGACCAAGCCCAGCATCATGAAAATGTCACCCGAACAGAAAGAGGAGAACATCGCCGCGTTTGCCGCCCTCGGAGAGGGCAACCCCGTCCAATATTGGCATGACCCAACACCAGCGAATCCGCATGCCGAATGGAGGGACACCGACGGAGTCGACTGGAACTGGCTCCACCGCCCCAAGCCCGGGCATGAGCTCCAGCAGTATCAGATCGACGACAAAGCCTTCGGAGACTGGTGGGACGGCGAGCGCACGGTACAAAACTCCTCCATCGAGATCGCGCACGACGCATGGAGGAAGGCTCTCGAATGGGAGCGCCTGCGCAACATCCCCGAGCAGACGGAGATTGCCGCCGGCAGCAATCCTCCAACCAAATGGATGGGCCGCCTTGAGCCCAACACCTCGATCCCATACGTCCCGACGCGCCTCGACCACCTCCGCCCACCGAGGCTGATCAACGACCCGAACGTCGTCGACGCCAGCTTCGACATCGAGGCCAGCTACGGTCCAAACATCCACATCGGCCCCGACATCGAGATCAACGTCCCCGAATCCACCCTGCGCGCCATCAGCGCCGCCAAAGACAACCAGAGCGCGTGATGATCATCAACCCCAACGAAGACAGCCGCCCGCGCGACCCCGAGCAGTTCAAGCCCATCCGGAGCGGCAAGGGCGAACTCATGGGATTCAACATCGTCGGCAAGCGCTGGCTCCAGATCCGCGACATCTTCGCCGAGCACGGCCCCACCGACCGGCTCCTGCTCGCCCTCGAGATCGGCCACGGCATCAAGATTCACGACGTCACCTTCGCCCCCGGGCACTGGTACCGCCTCACGCCAGGCGAAGGCTGGAACGAGATCGACCCCATCATCCATGGCCGGCAGACCGGCGACCAATACGTCGGCACCCCGGAGAAGGCTGCAGAGCTCAACGCCCTCCGGCGCGAGGCGCTGAAGGACAACCTGCAGGAGAACCCCATCCTCTTCTTCGTCGTCAGCGAGGAGCAGAAGATGATGATGGCCAAGCACGCCATCACCTCGCCGACCTGGCTCCAGATCCTCGGCACCAGCGAAGTCATTGACACGAACGAGGAGCGCGCGGTGCAACGCTTCCGGCAACTGAAGGGCGACCCACGCGCATGAGAGCCCACGTGCTGATCATCGGACCAAGCTGCCTGCCATGCATCACGGCGCTCGCAGCAGCCAGCCTGCGCCCACCGCCGGCCATCGTGATCATCGACGACCAGCACGAAGACGCCTACGGCCACGCCAAGCACCGCCTCGAATGCTTCCGAAGCGAGGCGACGATCACACTCGAGATGAAGAAGCTCACAGCTACCGCGGCAGAGGTAATGAAGCCCCCAGCGTCGATCCTCAGCAACCGGGAGCATCGGCGCCAGAAGCAACCCTTCTACCGCGGATTGAATAAGTACCGGAAGCCATGAACGCAAAGCAACGCCGCCGCCGTGACCACGCCAGGCGCATGGAGGAGCGGAGAGCCGCGAAGCGATTCCTGCGACTGAACCGCGGAAAGCCAACCGGGATCCTCGGCCTCTACGCCATGCTCGTGCTCGACCCCAACGCCAACAAGCCCGACCCGAGGTTCAACTGGTGGGAGCGCGATCCCATGCCCGATGAGAAGGCCGAGCAGCGAATAAAATTCGACCTTCGCCAAAAATACACCTGACCCGATCCGATCGCGATCGTTCCAGGACTTTTCCCTTTACATACAACGGGGAATCACGATACTCACGGAAAGATCGACGCAGATCCAGCCACCCACCCCGAGACTGTATGAGCGAGACGAAAGAAAAGATGGCCCCAGTGCAGGGCTACTCCGCAGGAATCCCATGGGCGATGCACCTTCGCGCCTACGATGTTTACTGCAAACGATACGGACCACAGAAAGCACTGATAGAGGGCTGGTGCCGAGGTGGATTCGGCGTTGGAGAGTTAGATATGTTCATACCCGGCTGGCGGGAAGAGTTGGACGAGAGAACCAAATTTCGCGCCGACCTCGCCGCCCAGTCCGCGCTGCTGGAGGAGGCAAGAAAGGTCATCAAAGCAGCGACCGAAAAATCTGTGTCCTATGGACCGTGGGAGCACCGCATCCCAAACTCCCAGTTCAAGAAACTAGAAGCTCTCCTCACCAAGCTCCCGAATCCCACGAACGAAGGAAAGTAACGACTATGAAATCCAGGCAAGACCGAATCGACTTCGACCGCAACTACTGCGAGAACTACAAGCCTGAGCCGAGTAGCTTAAAGGCTGACTATTGCGCCTTGGGCTGTGGAGCGAGTGAGATGATGGCAAAGGCGAGAGCGGCAGGAGAGCCGAACATGACCCCGTGCATCGGCGGCCACAAAGCATCGGACGTTCTCGCCCTCTGTCCGAAGTGGGTTCGCCGATCACTGGAGCATGCCGAGGCTCGGGCCGACGCTATCCAAGATATGTTGGATAGAATGGCAATCGTGATGCCCGTGGTCAGCAAATGGCGAATCAAACCGAAGCCAGCGACTGATCGGCGAGAGGTTATCGAGTGCCCAAAGTGCAAGGGACGGCTACACCTTAGTCAGTCCTCCTACAACGGACACGTCCACGGACGCTGCGAAACAGAGGGCTGCGTGTCATGGATGGAATGACCAACTCCACGAACGAACCCCAGCCGGAGAAGACGATATGAACAACGAAACCGAACCCGATCCGCAGCAAATCTCTGCCACTCAATACCTCTACAGCCTAAGCTATCTTCGTCACCACGGCGAGAATCGGGACCGCTACGAAGAGTTCATCGTGGCTACCTCATGGGAAGAGGCGGCGCGCTACTGGCACTTGGAATTTCAAGACCAAGGCGTCGAGGTTGAAAAGATGCAGCGACACGTCCCTGTGATCACGACGGACCCTAATCGTTCCCGACAATACCCTCCAACCCAACCCCAGCCCGAAGGAACAAAGCCATGAGCGACTACAACGAACGGGCCTGCACTAAATGCGGGAGCCTCTTGCATCACGAGGACGACTGCAACCAAGCCATGACGATCCCACCCGATGCTCCGATGCCGTGCCCGTTTTGCGGCGCTAAGTTGCTACTGACTATTGAGTCGGTTCCGCAGACGAACGGAAACAAGCGATTCATTCGATGCGCTCAATGCTACTCATGCGGGCCGCAGCAATCCGTCATCCATGGCCGCGATCCATTTGAACTGTGGAACTCACGCACCCCCTCCACCCCGCCAGCACGGGAGAACGCGGGGGAGATAAAGCAAGAGATTGACGACATGCTGCGTCGAAACGGGTGGGAGCCCTCCCCATCGCCCACCCCGCAGCTTGAGGAGTTGGCGACAAAGCTGGCGCGCGAGTTAGTTCCGCAATGGATGAACCCGCAGTATTATGCGCAATATCGGGACGCGAAACGCATCTGCCTAACCGCCCTCAAGTCCGCCGGCGAGGCGGGGGAGAGGGAGCACGCGAGGAAGGTTGAAGAGTTGATCGTAGCGGTATCGCACGCTCGTCACGGAGTTTCTGGACTATGCTGCCAGCTTCGTAAAGAAGCCGTGGACGCCGCCAACGAGCATATCCGAAAGGAAGCCGATGCACGACAGGAAGCCACTCTGCTCCGCGCCCAGCTCGCCTCCGTGTCTGCGGAGAAGGAAGCTCTTGCGGCCCAACTCGCGAAGGGAGGAGGGAAGTGAAAGACTTCACGTCGCTCTTAGTGTTCGCCGGATGGATTTGCGGCATCGTGATCGCGAAGGGATTCTGGAGCACTTTCTTTGCGGTCACCGTTCCTCCTTACGCATTCTACCTTGTAGCGGAAAAACTACTCACGCCGTTCCTCTAACCCACCCACCCATGACTGACGACCAAAACGAGACGCCACACGATAGCGAAGATACCCCCTTGGCGACAGCAGCCGCCGAGTGGATAGAGGAGATTCGATGCTTCTACGTTTCACTTGGCGATGCTCGCAACATTGAACGGAAGCTGAACGCCGCCCTCGCGAAGCTCAAGGAGGCGGAGAAAGAAAAAGCAACCCTTCGTCTCGCGAGCCTTAAACATGCGGAAGTTGTAGAATCTAGGCTCACCCAAGTCACCCGCGAGAGGGATGAAGCGAAGATTCGCCAACAAGAAACCATCGCTATGTGCGCGCAACTGGAGGAGGAACTCGCCACAGCCAAACGGGAACGAGATCATGCGCAGGCTCTTCTCAAAGAAACTCAAAGCTCTCTTGTGTTCTCCCAAAAAGAACGCTACGCGCTTTCTGGAGAACTCTCTGCGGTCAAACAGGAACGGGATGAGCTGAAGAGGGAGTTGGATTGGCAGAACAACCGGAACAGCGGACACCCGACGAAAGGCGGATTCGAGTTCTACATCAACGAGGAATGGACGGGGTTGGCAAACGCGGCCTTGGACGCCTACTATGGATGGCACGCCGCATTGAGGAAGAATCGAATCGACCCAGATGACGAGCGAGTGAGGATTCGCCGAGTTGTTGAGGACGACGCAATCCTAGCCGAACTCTCCCGCCTGCAAGCGGCGTGCGGGGAGAAGGACCGGGCGCTTGGTCGAATCTGGAAATGGTTTGATGAGTTCCCGGTAACGGGTCGAACATGGGATGACGGCTCTCCAATGAGCTACGGTGCGTGCTATGGCAGCAATGGAGAGCGCGACTACATGAGGCAAATTGCTCATGCAGCCCTCGCCACCTCCGGCGACACGCTGGGGGAGGAGGGGAAGAGCGAATCTGCCAGAATCTTGCCGCGCGTAATCGCGGCTCTCAAGGAAGCCTATGCCAACGCTCATCAATGCGACCTGAGTGATCGCTGCCCCGGCTGTATGGCTGGATATGCGCTCGAAGACCTCACGGGCCGCAAGTGGACACAGGAAGAGTGCGAAAATGAATCGGCCGCCGCATCACCCCAAGAGTGCGCAGGCTTGCCGATGGAGGGGCGGGAGCCCAGCACTTAAATGACCACTTTTGCGCGGCAAGAGACAGCCAGGCAGCCCCAATTACGCGTCAAAGGGTTTGGCGGAACGGGGTCAGCCGAGATCGCCCCTCATTGAGGACGCGACGCGCAAATCCTTTCAACACCCAATCCACCAATGATCCAGCCACTCAACAACCGCATCCTCGTCAAACCATTCCCGCCGGCACACTCCACCCTGATCATCCCCGAGAAATACATCCCGCCCGAGGTGGAACCGATCGAGGCGATCGTCGTCGCCCTCGGCAAGAAGAACCGCGACCGAGCCGGCCGCGAGATCGAGTGGAGCGTGAAGCCAGGCGACCACGTCTTCCTCGTCGACTTCATGGGCGCCGAGACGTTCCAGAACCTTGAGCGCCACCTCATCGTCAAAGAGATCGATATTCTGGCCATCATCGAGCGAGCATGAGCGACGACCCCATCCAGCCGATCCGCGACGCAGAGAGCCCGACAAGCCTCGTGGAGGCTCTGCGGTTCGCGATCAGATACGGGATGGCAATGGGGCGATGCTCGTACCTCCAGATTTACGACCCGATGGGAGTACGCGAAATCTCCGTCAGAAAACCGATGGAGGAGGGAGGATGATGGACGCGCCCACACCGCCACTCCGAAACGTCCAAGTCTACAACTGCGGATACTGCCGCGGCCGCGGGTATCGGCGCCGGAGGACATGCCCAAACTGCGAAGGCCGGCGCGTGATCATCATCCAGAACGGCGAACGCGTGCACCTGACCAGCAAGCCGATGGAGTACCAGCCCACCAGCGACCGACGCCCAAGCCTCACCGTGATCTCACAGCGCATTGCTGACGGCCTCTGCACTGGATGCGGAGCCCCAGACCTCGCCAGCGACATCCACTGCCAGCGCTGCCTCGACAAGCGCGCGAACAGGAGGCACGGCGCCGGCGAGATCGGTTGACGACCAGGCCGAAAGATGGCCTACTGCAGACGTCGGGAGTAGAAGCCCGCCTTTCAAAATATGCCCCACCATCAGGATTCCAGCCATCCGATCGCACCTGCTCACGCCTTGGGGCACTTCTACCTTGGGCAGACGGTCGGATGGCTCGAGGACTGACCAATGATCGAGACACCCGAAGCGCGAGCCAAGCGCATCAAGGCCGAGAAAGCAGATCGCGCAGCCCGGGCTGCGTCGTACGCGAAGAAGATGGGGGCCACGCCCAGTTTGCCGCCCGCAGCAAAAAATGACGGCCAGATGGGCAAGCTCGAGGCTCAACTCATCACCCGGAAGATCAAAGAAAGCCACGAGCGCACCCTCGAGATGCTCGTCGAAGCGCACGACCGCGGAGCTTGGAAGGCGATGGGATACGACTCATGGGGCAAATACACCGAGGCGGAATTCGACTTCAAGCAAGCCCGAGGCTATCAACTCCTGACCCACGCAAAAACGGTCCAAGCGATCGAGAATTCTACAAATGTAGAAATTATTCCGAAGTCGGAAGCTCAGACCAGACCGATGAAAAACCTGCCAGCAAAAACGCAGGGACGCGCTTGGAAGGCAGCGCTTAAATCTACCGGCGGAGAGCAGCCCACCGGAAAACAGGTCGCCACGATCGTCGCCGCGATAAAGCCCGCCAAAGCCCACGTCGTCGCCACAGAGCCCAACCTGCCGATCCTCCCCGAGCCCCGCTGCTGCCCCACCTGCAAGCGACCACTGCCATGAGCCTCGTTCACCACTTGGCCGACGAAGTCTCCAAGCTGAAGCCAGGGTATCGAATCACATTTCCGAGGGACTTGATGGGTGAAATAGGGACGATGCCAATGACGGGAATGTTCGGCCCGCACTGGACTCCAGCAGAGCAGGTAATGGAGGCGATCGCGGGAAGCGCGTACGAGGTTCGATACTTCACTGACTTTATCACCAGAGACGTCACCTTCGAACGGCTCAAGAAGCCACTGCAGGACGGCCGCCGCACGTACGTCTCCCCCGACCGCCGCGACCGGATGACCCTCGGAGGCGATGGACTATACCACCAACTGCCATGACCACCGCCTCAATCCTCGTTGAACACCCCGAGAAGATAAACGCGATCATCCGGCGCCGCAGATTCCGCAGCGGATACCCCAATGGATTCGCGTGCTTCGGAGCGTACTGCCCCGACCACAGCTTCGAACTCAACAGCCAGCGCTGCTACTGGTGCGAACACACGATGCACGAGGTAGCGATCAAAATGGGAATCATCATCGACACCGGCGAGATCACGGCTGGCGACGACGGACAGCCCCACTGCCCTGATTGCGACGGATCGCTTCGACAACTCGCGATCGACCAGCATCAATGCCGGAACTGCCGCGAAACGTGGACAATGACCCCGATTGAATGAACTACAGCAACACCAGCACCCGAATCCAGCCCCCGAGACGCCATGAGCACGCCCACCGATCTCTTCCCAGGCTTCACCACCCCGCCGACGCATCCATCGCGCGACCTGCGCCCCGCAGAGCGCAAGGAGCCACCAATGCGCACGCCGGCCGCGAAAGAGTCGATCCCATTCACCCGCGAGTATTACACGATGAGATGCCGCGCCCACTGGGACAGAGAACCACTGCGCGACGCGATCGGTAACTGGAGCCACTTCCGCGAGCTTCACGAAGCCCTCAGCGAAGCCATGCGCCGATTCAAGAGCGAAGGCAGAGGAAGCCTCAAGCCCTTCCTCTGGGATCTCCAGAAGCAAATAAGCCCCAACCAGAACACCCTGCACCCGCTCCTCGACTTCTGCGACCACTACCAGCGAATATTCCTCCGCCGCGGCCTCGTCATTTACTGCGAGATGATCCTCGCCCAGCTTGAGACATGACCACCGTTGCCGAACCTCCCCCAGAGCACGCCGCAGCCAACTGGTGGAACCCAGGCGCGTCGATGCAGGAATTTCACGACTCCGACGCCTTCATTCGATTCCTCATCGGCGGCCGGGGAACCGGGAAGACCGCAGCGAGCGGCATGGAGGCAATCCGCCACGGCTGGCACATCGCCGGCGCCAAGGCCATCTTCCTTCGCAAGACCGAGAGCAGCCAGAGCGACACCACGATCGAGACGATCGGGAAGCTCTTCGACCAAATGGGCGCGCTCTACCAAGACACCGGCGACAGCCTCTTCAAAAGCTGGAACAACGGCCGCACCATCCGGATCCCGAGCCGCAAAGCCGTGGAGGCCTTCAATGAAGCCCTGCCATCGTGGGAAAGCCGCGCCGACCGCGTGAACTGGATCGAGCGCGAGGGCGACAAACTCTGCAGCTACATCGAATTCCGAGGCCTGCCCCACGCCGTTTCCAAGGAGACGAAGCTGCGCGGATTCGAGTGCTCCATGCTGGTCATGATCGAAGCCGACCAGATGACCGTCGAAGATTTCCAGATGGCTATCCCATGCGTTGGACGATGGAAGGGATCAGACCCGGAAACCCGCGATCAGCACGGCTACATCATCGACAGCTTCATCATCGTCGAAACCAACCCGCCGAGCGACCGCCACTGGATCGCGAAGACCGAGGAGGAGACAGCCAAGGGGATGAACCCAGGCTACCGCTTCTGGCACATCCGAACCGAGGAAAACGCCCACAACCTCCCCCCGAATTACGTCCAGAACCTCAAGACCGCGTACCGCAACAACAAGGCGATGTATAAACGCATGGTGATGGGAGAATACGCCGACGCCTACGACGGGAACCCCGTCTACTACGCCTTTTCGCCGGACGAGCACGTCGGAGAAGACCTTGAGTGGACCACCGGTGCCTTCCTCATCCGCGGTTGGGACTTCGGCACCTGCAACGCCGTCGTATGGTCGGCATACTGGCGATTCGCCGGCGTCGAATATTGGTGGGACTTGGCCGAGCAATATCTCGAGGGAAGCGACACCGAGCGCCAAGTGCGCGCCGCCATCCAGCGCACCGAGAACGAATTCGATTTCTGGAACGACCGTACCGTCTGCGCCGGCGTGCTCGACTATTGCGACCCGGCCGGCAACAACAGCTCCTACACGCGCCAGATCGACGTCAATGGCAAGCGCACCGAGGAAAGCGCGATCGCCATCCTCAACACCTACGGCATCTTCCCAGGCTTCACCACGACCGCACGCGGCCTGCAGGAGACGCTGGCGACCGTCAACCGATTGCTCGAGACCCGGGACGGCCCGCTGATCGATCGAATCACCAAGCTCCCCGACGGCAAGATTGAGAAAGTTCAGATCCCCACCGGCAACCCCGTCTACCGCATCGACAAGAAGAATTGCCCGATCCTCTACCGCGGCCTCTGCGGCGCGTACCGCTACCCTAACGTAGGAGAGGCAGGCTACGGCAACAACGAACCGATGAAGGGGGCCGTCGCCGAGAACATCGACCACATCCAAGACGCCGCGCGTTACTCCAAAATTAACGTCCTGCGCCTCATGAAATCCGATGCCGAGAAGATCAAGGAGTCGACCCTCAAGCAGTACCAGAGGAACCCGAATCCGAAGAGGCAGGACTGAGGAAATTTGCCGCCGGCAGCAAACGCGGGACACGGATTCGCAACAAAAGGTTTGCAACGCATCGCGCAAGGTTCTACGGACACAGAGCGATGCTGGAAACGTGGTGGCGTGCGGGAACTCTCCCCACGCCACCACCAACCGGCCAAAAACAGCCAGCCAAACGAACCGCAAATATGATCAAACCCTCTATTCTCATTGCCGTCGCGGCCTGCTTGGCTGCGCCCCGTTTCATGTCTGCCCACAAGGACGCCTACACCGGCAGTTCCTCGAGCAGCAGCCCGAGCCCCGAAGGCCGCAGTCTCGCCGAAGACCCCAGCGATCCCAACGCCGTGCAAGGCGGACAGAAAAAGGAAGCCGAGCAGATGACCGAGGAAAAGCAGGAGAAGATCTCCGGCCCGACCGTGGAACCCGAGCAGAGCCCCGGCACGCCGGCGTGGGACATCGAGAGCCAGCGCGAAACGGAACTTTTCGAGTCCGGAGACGTCGTCTTCGTCCGCGAAGGATCCTCGACTCACCTCACCGCCTACCCGAAGCACGAGGTGGCCACGCGATACACCGGCATCACCTCCCGCACCTCGGGATGGGAGAAGGACCGCGAAGTCACCGTCCTCGAGCTCGACAATGGCGACACGGTCACCAAACGCGGCGTCGAAGTCATCGTCGCCCCGGCGAAGGGTGGCGCGGCCAAGACCGACGGGCCCAGCCTCAACGCTCACGCGCCTAACGAGTCCCACTAATCCGGCGCCATGCTGCCATCCACGACAGCGCCGGCGATGCCCATGGCGACGGCTTCGAAGCTCCCGCTGAACATCGCCGAGCTTGCTCCCAACCTCCGAGTTCCAGGCGTCACCCCGCCACCGCGGCAGGCGGCCGGCATGATGGCGGGCCCGGGAGGAACGCCACTCGGAACATTCCCGAGCCCCACAGCCCCCGCGGAGCCTCCGTACACCGTCGACATGCAGGCCGACGGATCAGCCATCTTCAAAAGCAGGACGGAGCCGCCTGTCGTCATTGGAGTCGCAAAAGCGCCGAAGCTCCCTCCGGCGCTGCAACCACCGAAAATGTAATCGATGAATGGCCAGCCGTTTCACTACGTAGCCCTGATAGGGCAGACCCCCGACGGCGGCAACGCCATGGTCGGTGCCAGCGCGCCGGAATCAGCGAGCCAAACGCTGACCTTCAGCGACCAGCCCGAGAACAACGAGACAGTCACGATCGGCACGAAGACCTACACGTTCAAGACGACGATCACGAACGCGACGGCAAACCAAGTACTGCGCGGAGCGGACACCGAAGCGTCGATCGCAAATCTTGCTGCAGCCATCAACCGCGGAGCAGGAGACGGCGTCAAATACAGCAGCGCCACCATCGCGCACACCCAGGTCACCGCCACAAGCGACGCCACGACGCTCACCGTCACGGCGATCAACCCGGGACAGCAGGCGAACAGCATCGCCGTATCTGACACGGTCGCCGACGCCACGTGGGGCTCCTCGACGCTTGACGGCGGAACCAATGCAGTCCTAAACACATCCATCGCCGCAGGCACAGCCAACATCGGAGACGTGGACGTGGCGAGCACGGTCAACCCAATTCCGCCCGCTGTTTCAACCTACAGCCCATCGCTATTCCAGAACCTCGGAGCGGACGCCACGCTGAACGTCAAGGCTTCCGCCGGGAATGTTTTCTCGCTGACCTGCCACAACGAAAATGAGGCAGCCAGATACGTCCAACTTCACAACACCGCCACCGTCCCGACTTCAGGGGTGACTGTGCCGGTTTTTACATTCCTCGTCCCGGCAGGCTCACAGACCATCATCGGGACGGATTTCTTCACCAACGCGGGGTGTCATTTTGCGACAGGCATCGCCTTCGCCTTCTCCACCACCAAAGACGTCTACACCGCAGCCACCGCCAGCGAACAATCAACCTGGGTCCAATATAAGTGAGCACCCTCATCCCCTCCCTCCCTGGCGCAAGCGCTACTCCAGTCTATGCCGGGGTCTCATTGACGGAGCCGGTCGATCACACAGCGCTGCCCTCGGTGCAGGCTGCGCTCAACACGCTGCAACTCGTTCGCCGCCTCGCTCGAATCCAAACCTTTGACTTCTATCCCGGCTTACATGTCGGGGGCTATGTCGCTGCGGGAACGGGCGGGATCTCAGGAGGGACCACGGGGGATGCATACGTGCGTTTGCAAACAGGAGCCACCTCCGCCAGCACCGAGGCGATCTATTATCAGGCGCAACAACAGTTCGCCCAGGACGGGGTGACGGGGAACGGAAGCATCGACTATTCGCAGCAAATTTCAGTGACCTGGCGATTCAGCTGCTTCGCGGAACTAACGACCAACGCGTTCTTCCGCGCTTCCATCGGAAAAAACAACGGAGCCGGGGTGCTCAACGCCTCGGGATTCGGCTTCGAGGTGACCTACAAATCCAGCGGAATTGGCAGCCTGAAGCTCCAAACCCACGATGGATCACTCCACACCTCCGCAGAGTTGTCGGAGATCACCACCTCGGCGGACGGCCCGGTGCATGAAGTCACTATTGAAACGGACGGGACTGGGAACGCGTATCTCTACCTCAACGGTGTCTATAAAGGGACAGCCGCGACGGCACCAGCGACCAACGCCGCGGCCACCCGATACCTCGTCGCTGAAGTGGGGAACGGAGCGGATTCCAGCAACAACATGGTCTACCTCACGATGACACGCGGCATCGTAAAAAAAAATTAACTGAACCGCTCTTTTCCACCTCATATCCTTCACCCTCTCTAGCCGTTGGCGATTCAATTACCTCCGCACAAGATGGAACCTCTTGGGTCGATATCGCTGAAAACACCGCACCAGCTCAGAACTCCGTCTGGTTCAATCTCGGAGTCAATGGGCGCACCATCTCGGACATCGAGGCCGTCTACGCCGCAGAGGTCTATCCGCATTCGCCCTACGTCACCGATATCCCGGCGGTCCTTTACCTTAACATTGGAAACAACGACCTCGGGCAAGGACTCACGCCAACCCAAATCGCGACGGCGACCGACGCCTATGTTCTCCGCGCCCAATCGGACGGGTTTTACGTCATCCTCACCACAATCGGGGCGAGTTCCTTTCAGCCTCCAGGTTCGGATTGGGATAACCACCGCCTACTGGTCAATGCCGCCCGCCTCTTAAACACCCTTCCAAATGCTGTCTACGATTTCGCCGCTTGGTTCGATCCCGACACTATGTCGGTGGACGGGACGCACCCTGACCTTGCAGCTGAAACGCGCTACGGGACGGAAATTGTGGCGTTGGCTGCGTCAACACTTGGCTGGTGAATCAACCTACCACTGCCGCGAATTGAACTCATCGTCCGTCGGGCCCCACCGACCTGACCTACTTCGTCAGCCTCGGAGACAGTCATTTCACGACAGCGGGCAATCAACTCATCGCGGCGGACTTCGAGGCCGCCACTCGCGCGAGTTTGGGATGGTGACTTTATGAGCGACGCCGACCTGCTCGACAAATCCCGCTGACCGATTCTACACGGACCACCTCATGTATGCCGGAATACCTGATCACGGCGCTGCTCGGAGTAGTTTCAGCACCGGCACCGGCACCACCGATCTCGCTAACGCAGGGACTCGTCGTCTACGGCCCGCTTGGACTTTGGGTCATCTGGTTTATCATCCGCGACATCAACGACCGTAAGGATAGAAAGGCCGATCGGGATGACCAAGAGCGAAGACACAAAGAGAATCTCGACGCTCAACGCAAGGTCGAGCAGGCGCTGCGAACTAACACGAATTCGCAAATGGTCACCTGCGCCGCTTTGAAGCATTTGGACGTCGCCCTCGGCGACGTCGTCACACAAGTCAACGCCATGAACAAAGATGAGAATCCTGATCGTCGATGATGACCCGCACATGGTCGAGGTGCTCGCTCATTTCCTTGAGCCGATCACCTCTAAGATAGAGACGACATCGAGACTGCAGACCGCGATCGAGCTATCGACGACTCGAAAATTCAACGTGATCATCCTCGACCTTCTGCTTGAGGACAGCACCAAGGAAAAAACTCTCGACGCCATCAAGATATTCAAGAGCCACCAATCGGCAGTCGTGGTCGTGTCTGGAGTCCCAGAGCCAACGATCGAGCAGCAAGCCAAGCAGGCAGGCGCCGACGCCTTCGTCCCCAAGGATAACACCTTCGGAAAAAGCGCGCTCATCATAGCCACCAACGTGGCGCTGATGAACATGCCGAGAACCAGCCCAAAATCAGAATCATTCGAGTCGCACGTAGAAACACTTCGACGGATGGCGCAAAGTCTGTAAGTATCTCCACGCTATGATCGACTGGATCGAGAAACACCTCACGAGTTGGCAAACATGGGTGGGGTTAATACTCGGATCGATCGCCAGCATGGCAGCGGTGTTCGTGGCGCTGAAAAACTGCCTGACCGTGCTCCTCGCCGCCTACCGCGGTGGAGTATTCGTGATCAAGATCGAGGAAGTCATCGGGAAGTTCAAAACCGAAGTGCTTGAGCGCCTCGACCGCATCGACGAAGGCCAGGCGAACCAGATTCAGATCCGGAGAGCGATCATGGAGGAGGACGAAGCAAAGGCATGGTTTGAAGCCGACCACCGCGGCCACCTCATCTGGGCAAACCGCCTGTACCGCGACCTCGTCGGAATGGAATCCGACCACGTGCGCGGCCGAGGATGGGAAGCCGGCATTGCCGCCGAAACGAGAGACGAAGTACTGCGCGACTGGACGTCCGCATTTGACCATCAGCGAATGTTCGAGCGCGTGCTGATCTTCCAATGCATCCGCGACGGCACCAGGCAGCGCGTGCGACTCTCTGCGTGGCCAATCCGAAGGGAGAGCGACGGGAAGATCTTGTCCTACACCGGCAACGCCACCATCCTCTCCCATGAACGAAGAAGCTCGAGCAAAGCGTAACCTCCGGCGCCGAGTGACGCGCCCGCGGGTAGTTCTCCGCCGGCAACTGCACAAGGCCGTGATCATGATGATCGAGAACGAAGCATCGGCGCGAAAATGGACGATGCGCCCCCTTTTGTCTTGAACGATTAGGACAAATCTGCTCGGAGTGACGACATGAGCATCACCGACCTCCTCCAGCAGATGGTCGACCACGGCGGAACGATTCACCTCGCCAGCGACCTCAGCGAAGAGGAAATCGCCAGCGCCATGGCCGACCGTCGATTCGCCTCCGATCCCAAGGGCAACGGATTCGTGCGACGCGTGGCCCGGTCAGAGAAGAAGGAACCGTATCGCGCAACCCCTCAGCACATGCCCGCCACATGAAGATACCCCCGTGGGCCAGGCTGCTGCTCTACATGGCAATGTCGGCCATCCCGTTCTGGATCGACTTTTTCAAACTCAGCACGGACTACAGCCTGCGCGGATTGGCGATGCCGATTCTCTCCTCGTTGCTGGCCATGGTCACCGTAGCTCTGGCGCGCACGACATCGACCGGCCCGGCCGACCAGCCACCAGAAGAACCCGCACACGAAGATCCACCCCACCACAACCCATGAAACTGTTCATCGCCCTCCTCACCATCGCCGCCGCCATCGCCCTCTCGTCCTGCGAAACCATCGAGAGCGAGGATGGCACCCGAACGACCCGATGGGACGCCAAGGCCACCACGGACGCGATCACGACCGGCCTGAAGACTTGGGAGCAGATCGATCGACAGAGCCGGATCATCGGCTACGACGCCTACGGGAACCCGATCTATCGGCAATACTAAGCCCGAGCGAGGGCAGAGTTTGGACAAAAGGACATTTGCCGCCGGCAGCAAAACCCTGTAGAGCAGCAACACCGTGGACTACGACCTCGAATCGCGACTAAACAGCGACAGCACCCTCTTCGACTCGGCGCTTTACAACAAGCTCGCGCGAACCGCGAAGGACTACATCCAGAGCGGACTGAACGTCCTCGACTTCTACATCCCCGACCTCGATACCTGCAACGACGTCGTCAACTGCTTCGGACCGATCGGAAAATCGTCCTTCGAGAAGGGAACCGACCGCAACAAGCCGCGGAACTTCATCCACCCGATGACCGCGACGGAAATGTGGACCCTCGCCACCTTCATCAGCCAGATCCTCGCCGGCGGAGAAACCGTGCGCCGAGTGGAGCCCAGGAACCCCGAGGACGAAAGCAAGGCTGACCTGATCAACGAAGTCCTGCGCTGGAACGACAACCAGCAGGACACCTACGGGCAGATTTTCCACTGGTGCCGGGACGCCGTCACCTGCAACCGCGGCGTGCTCTTCGACCACTGGGAAGACTTGGTCGCAGTGGAACTCGAGGCAGTCACCTACGAAATGCCGTGGATCGCCCCCGTCGACGAAAACGGCAAAAAGCAGATCGATCCCGAAACCGGAAAACCTTACCGGAAACCGCGGGACTACAAGGGCAAGGTCTGCACCCGATTCCGAAAGAAGCGGAAGACGATCGGAGGATTCGCGAAGATCAACCTGATCAGCCCCTACGATTTCATCTGCGACCCCGCCATGCCCCCAGGCCGGTTCCAAGAGGGCCGATTCGCCGGCCACCGCGTCCTCCTCCCGTGGGACGAACTTCGCCGCCGCAGCGAACTCCCCGTCGACCACTACCAGTATGTTCTGCCGGCCGTCGTCCAGAAGCTGAAGAACTCCAAGCAGAAGCGAGTGACCAGCATCGCCACTGGATCCACCACGAGCACCAGCCGTAGCTTTTTCGAGAGGCAACGCCGCAACCAGCCCGTCTCCACCACCACCGGATCCGACAAGATCACGAAGGAGGAGGGAGGCGTCGTCGAATGCTTCGTCCTCCAAGTCCGGATGCGCCCCACGGATTACAAGATATTCCCCGACGACACCGAAGAGGAAAAGATCGAGTTCCTGATCTCCGGCGACAGCGACCTGCTCTCGGTCAACATCACGACCAACAAGCACGACCAATACCCCTACAGCGTCGGCGAAGCGCGCCCGAACGGGCACATGCAGTTTATGCCTTCGTGGGCCATGATCATCCGCGGCCCGCAATCCTTCGTCGATTATATGTGCACCAGGCGCCGCGAGAGCCTCGCGCGCACGAGCGGAAACATCTTTATCGGCAATCCGTCATGGGTGGACTTCAACGCTTTCACCGATCCGGACAAAGACGGCCTCTTCATCCCGATCACCCCCGAGGGCGCAGGAAAGCCGATCGACCAGATCATCAAGCAAGTGCCCGTCCAAGACACCACAGCGAACTTCTACGACGAAGTCGACCGCTGGCAGAAGACCAGCGAGGAAGCCACCGGTGCCCACGCCCCGATGCAGGGATCCAAGGAAGAGGGCGACCCCACAGCGACCGAATTCGTCGGCACCCAGCAAATGGCACAGGGACGCATCAGCACGATCGCCCGCCTTCTCTCCGCCGGCGGACTCGTCCCGCAAACGCAGCGCATCGTCTCCAACCTGCAGCAGTTCCTGCCCGACGAGATGACCATCCGCATCAGCGGAGATCAGGATCAATTCGACCCCGACAAGCCCGTCCAGCACTTCCGCCGCTTCGCTCGTGACGCCTCCGAGTTCCAAGACGAAGACGGCAAACCCATGCCGAAGTTTGAAGACGACGGCGAGACGCCCGTCATCGATCCGGAAACCGGCGATTTCATGATCGACGACCGCGGACTCCTCCCTGACATCCAAGGCGAATTCGACGTCGTCGCCCACGACGGAGCACTCCCAGGCACCGACGCCAAGAAGGTCGCCGCCCTCTCGCGAGCGGTGGAGAGCTACAGCAGCAACCCGGCGCTACAGGTCGCCTTCGACCGAACCAAGCCAGGCGCGATCGACCCGATCAAACTCTTCCAGAAGTTTCTCAAGGCGATCGACCTGCCGACCGAAGGGATCATCGTCACGCGCGAACAGGCACAGAAGAACCTGCTCGAAATGTCGCTCGCCGGAGGAGCCGGCATCCCGCTCGCCCCGCAGGAACCACCGACACCGGAAGCCCCGATGATTCCTGCCCCGCCGACGATTCCAGACCCGAACGCACCCATGCCGAGCGCAGCGGAGCTTCCCCCGACTCCGACAGCGGAGCCACCGGGCCCGAGCCCGATGATGGTGTAGAAAAGGTTTGCGATTGGGATAAAATTCTGTCAGCAGTGCTGACATGAAGCGCTTGACCTTCCTCGCCACCATTTTCGCAGCGATCAGTGCCGCCTTACTCGGAGTCAAGCGAGAGAAGTTCCCCAACCGAATCAAGGTTAATGGAAACGAATGGCACCGAGGAGATCAAATCTATGACGCGGACGGATCCAATTGGTGCGTATACTCAATCCCTGGAGAGACAACCTGCGCCTTCCTTGAGGAAACCGGCAGGTTCATGATCTACAGATACGGATCGAACGACTACGAGACGATCCACATCGCATCGTGAGCAAACCCGACGAAATCACCAGCCGCATGGCCGAGGCGATGCAGGACGTCGGCCCAGACGCGATCCTCGTCGCGCGGAGATCATGGAACGAAGGGAACCTCGCCAAGCGCATGATCGAAATTGAGGCTGGCCGACTGATCAAAAGCGCGCGAAATACCCTCGAAACCATTTCCCCCGGAGACCTGCTCAAAGAGCAAGGACGCATCGCCGGAATCCGAGAGCTACTCGGAGCCATCAACGCCCTACACCAGAAAGCCAACCCATGAAGTGCCCCAACTGCGCCCCGTCCCAACTCGTCGAACTGACGATCCTACCCGAAGAGAAATTCTCGATCTCAGCAATGCTCGTCTGCCCTGTCTGCCGCGGAGAATTCACGCCGGCCGAAGCCATGGCGCGCAACAAGGTCATCATGCCAGAGACTCAGGAGCGCCTCGGGATGGATAAAACGGAGACGTTCGCATCGCCGGAAGAACTGAAGGCCAAGACCAACGAACCGCCGGAGATAGTCCGCCCGGCCATGACCGAGCAAGTCCAAGCGATGGCCGAGAGGTTGATGTTTGGTCCTCCTCCTGTCGTAACGCCATCGAGGAACAACGACGCCCACATCATCCTCGACAAGGAACTCCGCCGCGATATCGATGCGATCATCCAGCGCCTGAAGAATGGAACCGGCGAACTCAACACTCCCCCAATTCCCGTCCCGTATGCGCAACGCAAGAGCCGCGAGCGCAGCCTCGCCATCACCAAGCTCCAAGAGGCCGTCATGTGGCTCGGCATGGACCTGAAGGCGATCAACGACGAGAACCCGGGAACCATCCCCAACCCATACCCCCACAGTAAGGATCCCAGCACCTCGAAGATCGACCCCACCGCAGACGGCCTGAAACTCTAAGCCCATGAAGATCAACCCGCTCGCAACCAGCATCGCCACGATTTACCTCGCGCCCGACTCCGACGCCGGCAGCGGCGGAGGCAATACTCCTGCGCCAGCCCCGGCTGCGCCCGCCTCAGAGCCAGCACCCGCTCCTGCAGTCACGGCCGACAAGAGCCCCACGGGCCTCGACATCCCGAGAGCGCCCGATCGAAAGCAGCCGGAGGCGAAGATCATCCAGCCCGAGCCCGTGAAGCAGAAGGGCATCATCAGCGTCAAGAAAGCCTTCGGACTCGAGGAAAACCCGAGCGTCATGCTGACGAAGAAGGCGAAGGAGTATCGCGCCCAGCAGACGAAGGGGGATATCGAAGCCCCTCCCGTCCGAAAGAATACGAAGTCCGAGGACACTGCGGAGCCACCGCCAACCCCAGAACCAAAGGTCGAGGAACCAAAGCCTGCAAAACCGGCCACGCCCGCCCCTGAGGCCGCGCCGCCGACTCCCGCGCCAAAGTTCAAGTTCCGCGGCAAGGAGATGACGACCGACGAGATAGCCGCCGAACTGGCGACGCTCGAATCCAAGCTCGGAAAGGCGCCGGAAACGGAATCCGCCACGCCGTCATCCACCCAAGCGGAAACCCCTGAGCAACGCGCCGCGAGTGAGAAGGCCAGGCTCGACGAATACTTCAAGCGCGGGCGCCAGGACTTCCCCATGGACCAGAAGCGCTTCGACAAAATCCTCGCCGATGGCGACGTCGAAGAATTCGCCAAGTTCACCCTTGAGCGCGAACTCGCCCTGAGAACATGGGTGGAGCAGACTCTCAACCCGATACTTTCTGATCTCCAGCGCGGGATCCAAAAGTCGGACGGAGCAGTCGCTGCGTGGAACGAAGTCCAGCAATACCGCGACGAGGCCACATTCCTCGAGAAGAACCCCGACCTTCGCCCCCGCCTCGAAAGCGTCCGGAGCGTCCGTAATGCGCTTGCGACCAAATATCCCAACGAATGGGCGAAGATGAGCGCGGAGGAACGCGACGAGGAAACCGCCAACGCTGTCCGTTCGATCTTTGGAGCCACCACGCCAGCCCAGGCAACGCCTGCGGTGCCCGCGGCTCCTGCAACCCCCACTCCAACGCCGAAGCCGCCCACGCCGCGCCCCGCGCCGCCGACGGCCACGCTCACCAGTGGAGGAGGCGGTGGTAGCCGACCCTACAACATCAACAGCCCTCAGCGCCTCATCGCGAAGGGCAAGTAGGGCTACCCGAGAGAGCCAGGCCAGAACTGGTTCAGCGCCCAGATCACGACCAGCAGGATCATCGCGATCCCGATCACCAGTTTAAATGGAGTCGGGATGGCCCCACCGATTATCCAGCGCTCGATCGCGTAGATCAGCCCACCGACCACCGCGATCACCACGAGCAGCACCAAGAACGAGATCAGCAACTGCGGCAGATTGACCGCCGCAACGAGAGGTATAAGGAGCGAGTTCATGCGCGCGGAATCGCACCACGTGCATTTCCCGCACCTCAAATGAGGCGGAAAAAATGAACGTGACCACCCGCCGATCAAGGAAACATCGGCATTTAGGCAAACTCTGTCCCCGGAATCAGAGAGCCCTTGTGGCATTTGTCCAAATGGACAAATCTCAGAGGCATGAAATTCGCCACCTACCTCGCCTTCGCTGCGGCCATGATCGTGGCCGCGATCATCAACCCCCAGATCGCCGGCCTGCTCCTGATGGCGATTTTCATCGTCGGAGCCCTTCTGAGTACCCCAGCCCGAGGCGTGGCTTACGCCAACGTCGCTGGATTCCTTGGAACTGCGACCGCGGACGCCAACGACAACGTCGGGGAATGGCAGCAGTACGTCCTGCACCGAAACGGAAAGGGCATGAACTCCGGATCGACGCTCTTCGGCCTCATGAGTCGCCTCGCGAACGAAGACGCCGATGCCCAGGTCTACAACTGGTGGGAAAAGGATCCGCTGCGCCGCGTCTTCTACGCGACCGCCGCGCGCACCGATGCCGACACCACGATCTCCTTTGACGACAACGCCACGAGTCCCGACACCACGATTTGGGTTTTCCTCCGCGCTGGTGCCGTCCTCCTCAACGACCGGACTGGCGAGCGCATCCGTGTTGCGGCCACGCCGACCACGACCACGGTCACCATCACACGCGGCATTCAGTCGACCAGCGCCGCGGCCATCAACGAAAACGACGGCTTCACCCTCGTCACCTTCGCCAAGGCAAATGGCGCAGTTCCGGCACGCTCGGCATACGCCCAGCCCACCAGCTACCAGAACTACATCCAGACCTTCAACGCGACGGCCTCGGTGGAGAACGCCTACAAGGCCGGCATCCTGCGCACGGACCTCGACGGCCCGATCGAGGAAGCCCAACTCGACGCTCTCGAGCAGATCGGCAACGACATCGAATACGCCTACTTCCTCGGCATCAAGGAAGTCGCCTCCCTGACCGAAGGCGCGACCTACTACACCGGCGGGATCAAGGCGGCCGTCGATGCGGCGAGCCTGACCAGCAACATCCTCAACGGCAACGGCAGCAGCGGCGTCAACCTATCGGACTTCAACGACTGGATGGAAAACATCATGACGTGGGGCAGCGACGTGAAGCTCTTCTTCGGTGGCCCCCGCGCCTACAGCGCGATCAGCCGCTACGCGATCAGCGCGGCCGGCGGATACCGCACCACGGACGACAGCAAGACCGTATGGGGCATCAACATCGAGACGATCAAGACGCCCTTCGGCGAGATCGGCATGGCCAGCCACCCGCTGTTCAAGAACAACGTCCTCCTCAACGACTGGGGGTTTGTGATCGACCTGCAGTTGATCGTCCAGAAGGTCATGGAGCCTCTCTTCTTCCAGGAATACGAACCGACCAACGGCCAGGACGCCTGGCAGGGCCAATTCCGCGCGAAGCTCGGCATCAAGATGAAGTTCCCGCAGGCCTTCGGGTACTGCTACGACTTCAGCAAGATCAACGCCTAATTGACAGCGTAGCGCTGAACTGCTTCGCTAACTGCCATGTCATCCGAACCAGCACCGACGAAGAGGCCGCGGAAGATCGCTCCCCCAGGAGCCCCTGCGTCCAGCGCCCCTCAATCAAGCACCTCGCCGACGGCAGCGACGAGCGATGGAGGGGTGATCTTCGTGAAGAACCAAATCGTCGAGAAAATCAAGTTTTCCGATGGGACGTATCATCAGTTCACGCAGAGCAAGACCCTCGTCGAAGATCCCGAACTGATCGCCAAGCTGCGCGAAGCCGCGCAGCGCCCGGGCAACCCTTACGGCATCTTCGAAGTCGAATCGTGAAGACGCTCCTCAACATCAGAGTCACCGAAGTCGCCAACGGATACACCGTCGTCAACACGCCGAGTGGAAAGCCGCCGGAGACGAAGGTGGCCCTGACAAAGGAGCAGGCTGCGAAGATCGTGGCCGACTTCACCAATACCAACCTCAACCTGCCCGAAGCGAAGCCCGCGTAAGGCGCATCCACACCACCACCATGAAAGGCAAAATCACCAGCGCAGCCAACGACCAGGCACAGCAGCGCAAGAACCTCGGCGGGATGCCGCCGAAGAAGAGCGTCGCTGAGATCATGAAGGTCAACACGCCTTCTGGGCGCAAGCCGGCCCCTGATTCGTTCCGCCCGCGGCGCTAAAGACAACATTCAGTTTCCATTGAGACTCCGGCGAGGCGTGGCAGCAATGCTCGCCGCACTCGCCGGAGTTTTTCTTTTTACCCACATGGCGACCCTAGCAGACCTGACGCGCGAGATCGGAGAGATGGAGATCCGAGGGAACCCTTTCAAAACCGACGTGAAAGGGTGGGTGAACCGAGCCATCCGAGCGATCGCCGAGCGCCGCGAGTGGACGTGGATGCACAGCCGGCAAAGCGTCACGATCCTCGCCGGCGCCACAAGCGCGAACCTCAGCGCGCGATTCAAATGCCTCGACTCGCAGCGCAGCCCCGTCACCTTCACTGCTCCAGGCGCAAACTTCCCGACGCCGGTTTTTGTCAAGACGAGAGCAGAGCTCGAGCGCATGAATCCTGGCGCGTTCGGAAACGTCGTCAACGCCAGTGGAGCGTGGAGTCCGTTCTACGTCTTCATCGAGAAGAACGACGATGGGCTATGGACAATCAACGTGCCTCCGATGTTACCCTACGCGACCGCCGCGACCTACGCCATCTCGTGTTTCCTCTACCCCGAGGAACTCACGGCCGGCGACGACACCAACGGCTGCACCAACAACGGAGAGCTCGCCGAGGCAATTATCATGTGGTGCAAATGGAAGGCGCTGCCGAAGTCGGAACCAGAGAGCCAGGCCGCGCGCGCCACGTTCAACGACATCATCCAGACGCAGGCCGTCGCCGACGCCCGCAGCACCCTTCTGGGTCGCACCGTCCAATGGTAACACGATGAGCACCCTCCTCGAAATCAAGCAGCAGATCGCCACCTACCTCGGCCGCGACGAGGTGACAGACCTCAACCCGAGCACGGAACTCTCAGGGATCAATATCGATCTTGGAACCTACGCCGTAAACGAGGCCATGCTGCGGATCCAGCGAATGGTCGACCTGAAATACTGCGAGAACACCTACGCCCTTTCGATCGCCTCCACCGGCACGGCCCTCAGTGCTGCCACGGGACTCTCCGGAGCCGTCATCAAGCGCGTCGAGAGCGTCCAGCTTCCTATCTCCGGAGGAGATTACATCCCGATTGAGTTTCTGACGGAGAAAGAGTGGACAGACCGCGTCCAGCGCGCGATCGGACGCCAAGAATATGACGCCGCAGCCACGCTAGACGAACTTGGCCTCACGCAAGGCAACCCTCTCGCCTATCAGCGCGGATCGACCATATACCTCGCTCCAGCCGCGCAGTTCACATTTCCAGTGGCGGCAAGAATCGACGTCTACAGCTTCCTCGCGCCTGTCAGCGCCGACGCCGACAACAACTTCCTGACCAACATCGCTCCGGATTATCTGCTTTGGCAGGGAGTGCTTGAGGTGAACAAATTCTATCGGCGCCACGTCGTCAAGCAGGAGGGGAACATCGACGAGGCGAGCGTGAAAGAGTACCGCGACGAAGCCCAGGCGTCACTCCTCCAGTGGAACCGCGAGATTGAAGCCGGGACGAGCACCCCACCACCGGAGGAGTAAATGGCCGAGATCGATCCAGAACAAGGCAAGTCGCGCCCGATCCGCGGGCAGCGCATCGACCGGACGAGCGGAGCACTGCTCCCCTTCCTGCGCCTCACCGCGCCGAACACTGGGGATGCCATCAGGGAAACCGAGTATCAAGGCCAGCCCGACGTCCAGATCGAGCCCCTCAGCGACACGGAATCGGAAATTGAGCAAATCGACCTCGAAGCGACACAGGCGAATCTCGACGCCGCATCGAGAATCACTCATGGGCGGATCGACTTCCTTCGACTCCCAGACACCCTCGAATCAGTCACCGCCGTCTATTCGTCGTCGATCGGAAATGGGGCAGATGAATTTCCCGCCGACCAGCAGATATCCCTCCCGTGGACCGGAGACGTCCTGCCAAACCAAGAGTTCAGCCCGACCGCTTCAGCACAATCGTCAGCCAGCGTCGTGTGCGACCTACAGATCGAGATCCGAGAAAACTCAATCGAAGGAGCAAAGGCGACCTACGTCAGCTTCTCAGTTCCCGATGGAACCAACGACGCCGGCATCATCACAAAGGCGGCCACGCTCCTCGGAGTCACATTGAATACCTGGCCACGGTGGGGAGCAAAGGCGCACTCGCTGGTCGTCGTCGGGATGAATGTCAACGTCCGCGTCAATGCGCAATCGAAGGCCGCGCTGACCGCCCTGACGGTGGAACGCTCATGGGGCAGCGGATACTCCTACTCCGTGGACGTGAACACCAAGATCGTGAACATCGGGCCCACGATCCACGAAGCCCTCGACTTCGGCGAGAACTTTGTCGAGGTTGAAGCCGAGGCCACCGCTGACGCTTCTACCCCGACGATCAACCCGGCCACCGCCCGGGAGGTGGCAGAGATCGTCAACGTCATCACCGAGTCGAAGACCGCAGTCGCCGCCGTTACCCCCACCGGACTCGACGCCACAGAAGTGGAGGCTATCCCCACATCTGGCTACTACGTGCACAACCTGCGCGCCGGAGAATCAATCTACGGATACACCGAATACCAACTGGAGATCATCAACTTCGGCGATGTCTGACCAAACCGATAAGCGCAAATTCCGGAAGAACTTCCAACGTGGAGTTGGCATCACCCCGCAGGGCGCCCGGGAACGACTGGCAGCCTTCGACCAGCGACTGTATGAACAGACCACCTCGAAGCGGGCCGAGGAAACAATCACCTTTGACGACGGAAACCCGAATGGAGACAACAGCCCCAAGGTGAGCGTCTCGGCCCCGGCCAGCAAAAGCACCACGGGATTCATGCACGCGCAGTACGGCAACGACCCACTGGCAAGAGGAGGCGCAGGCACCGCCTCGGGCGAGCAGAAGACCATCATCATCGACGACAACGGGATGCTCAATTATTACATCATCCCCGCGACGCTCGCAGGGGAAGTGACGTAGTGGCCGACAACATCCACTTCCTGACGAATAATCCGGCCGACCCAGCCGACGCCTACGGCTGCTCTGGTTTCCCATTCAAAATCGCCACCAGCGCGCCATCTCCAGAATACTACCCAATCGCGCTTGCCAGGCACGATCCAGACCCCACCGCCCCGTCGTGCTCGAAATGGAGCCTCCGAACGCGCATATGGAAGCCGACCACGGACGGCACCGCAGGATCCGTCTCCATCCCGAGCGTCAACATGACGGACTTTACGGGACGCACCCGGGAGCTTGAGATACGACAAGGCGCAGGAGCAGGTACCGTTTTTCAGACGCTATCGGGGACCGGATACGACCTCAACTTCGAGATGTTCGGCGACCCATTGCCGAAGCTATGGAAGGACGGGACCGATTACAAACCGCAGATCAACATCGCTGGATCCATCAACGACGGGATGGGAAACACCCTCGAATTCAACAGCGTCGAGTCCGAGCTATCAGGCCCATCCACAGGATCGATCACTGGCAAAATCGACACCAAGGACATCCCGATCTACATGATCGCCACGGGAACAGCATCGATGACCAGTTTTGAACTCAACCCGAGCGAGTTCTGGCCGTACGATTACCAAGGCGATCCAATATACGACACCGCCACCGGCGCGATTCTGCCAGGCATGGACCCCACGCTTTAAAGCATGCCCCGCACGTGGAACGAATTTGACAAGACCTGTGCGAGAGTATCACGCTAAACGCACGTATGGGACGCAACTTCATCGACATCTACTCCGAGGAGCGCGCCAAGCGCTCCGCCGACCGCCACGCGCGCGCCGCCGCGGCAGTCGCGCTCAACGGAGGACGTAGCGCACCTCCGGCAGCCGCGAGTCGGCCAATGGGACTCACTCCCGAAGCGAAATGGAGAAATCGATTCCCGATCGAAGCAACCGCCGCCCCGGCAGCGACCACCGAAACCGCCGGCCTCGTCAGCGCCATGGCCGTGCCGAAAACGTCCAGCACCCCGCCTTCACAAACGACCCCACTCCCGAGCATCACACGCAGCATCGCCCCCACCCCCGCGCGCGGTGGATATGAAGCCCCAGGGCAAGCCGGCGCCGCCGCCATCGCGCAGCAGTACAGCACCCCATCCGCGCCAGCACAACCGAAGATCTTCACCCCCGACAGCCCCGAGCGATCGAGCCTCTTTGCTTCGCACCCGGCAATTTTCCAAGCTGGCACCCCGGAGAACGCCGCCTACGTCGCATTTGCCAAGGCGAACGGAGAGGACGCCGCGATGGCGAATCTCAACGCGATCCTCGCCCCTCCGGCTCCGCAGCAGAAAGCCCCGCTTATCTCCGCCACCGCCCCGACCCCGGCACCGCAGGAAGAGGAGGAGTAACCCATGGCGACACTCCTCGACGAAGAACAGCAGCCCGTAGATCGCACCCGGGCCATTCTCGCGCGCCAAGTCATCCCCGGCATCGACGCCGCGGAACTGAAGCGAGAATCGGTCGTCCAAGACCTCGCCGCGCAGAAGCAAGCGATGGAGATCGCCGCGCAGGCCAATACCCGTGCCGCCGCAGATGCCGCCAGGGCGCCGATGATCGATGCTCGAGCAGCCGCGCAGGAGCAGCGCGAGAGCGCCGCCGAAGCCGCTCGGAATGAGGAAGCGCTCGCGCGCGTGGATGCCATGCGCTGGACCGGCGACACGCAATACCAGACCCCGTATCACCAAGCCCCGCCCGAAGCTCGCCAGCATTTCTTCGACGCCTACAGCCCGATCGTGGCCGCAAAGGCTCCGCAAATTTGGAACGAAGCCATCGTCGCGAACACCAGCCGCATCCCAGGCATCGATCCCGACGCCGAGGTGACCGTCCAGCAGGACGAAAAGGGCGGCATCAGCCGCGTCTACCGGACGGCACCTGCGAAGGAAGCAGAGGGACTCGTCTTCGCCAGCCCCGATGCCGCCGAGGCCGCAGGATTCAGCGCGGAGGGCGCGGAGGTTCTCCCCAACGGCAGCATCCGCGTCACGAAAATGGCGCGCGTGGACAAGAGTCGCGCGAAGTACACCGAGGCGGAGTCGAAATCGATCGTCTATCTGGACCGGATGAAGGACGCCGAGAAGGGAATCCAGCGAGTGATGCAGGAGGGATTCAACCCGGCAAGCGCCGGAGGATCATTCGACCGGGTCACGGCCGGGACGTGGGCAAACTTCATGTCCTCGCCGAAAGGAAGGCAGTATGAGAACGAGCAGCGCAACTTCCTCGCCGGCGTGCTGCGCAAAGACACCGGCGCCGCGGTGACCAACCGGGAATTTGACCTCTACGGTCCGATGTTCTTTCCGCTTTACGGCGACGATCCAGGGACGGTCCAGCAGAAGGCCAGAAAGCGACAAGTGGCGATCGATGCCATCCAGCGCGGACTCTCCTCCGACCTCATCCTCAACGACGCCTCTCAAGACGTTTTGCCGCCGGCAGCAAATGGCGCCCCCAGCGCCACCCCTCAAGCCAGCAACGGAAAACCAAAGATGGTGCGGCAGAATGGAGTGATCTACACTCTCCAGCCCGACGGAACCTACAAATAGACAATCATGGCCTTCGATCCCTCGCAACCGTTCGAGGTTTTGGACGAGGAGCCGAAGGATAAGCCGCCCTTCGATCCATCCAAGCCTTCGGAACCCGTAACCGAAGCACCGGCCGCGACGGCAACCAAGCCGCCGTTTGACCCGACACAGCCCACCGCGCCGGTTTCGGACCAAGACCTGATCAACGACGACACGTTCGATCCAGCGTCGCACGCCGCACAGAATCCCGACGACTTCGATCTGGCCTTCCGAATCGACCAAGCCCGCCGCGCGCGACCACTCGGGGAGAAGGCTGCAGAATTCGCGGAGACGGTCGCCACGCCGGCCACGTGGGGACACGCGGTCAAAGGCGTCGTGAACTTCCTGACTGGTTTTCCCCAAGTCGCCACGAACACCGTCCAAGCGATGCTACCTGACGCCGTGCTGAGGACGGCGAAGCAGAACCCAACGCTTACGAGAATGGCGACGATGGTCAACCCATGGGCAGGCCAGGCCATGCTCGATGCGCCGGCAAAAGAAACCCTCCAAGCCGAAGCGACCCTTACCGGACAACACGGCGAGGAAGCCATCAAACGCCTCGGTCGCATCCTCGAATGGGGATCAAAGCCGCTCAAAGAGAAGCGCACATTTCGAGACGAAGACGGAAACCTCATCGAGGACACCGGAGAAGAACTCAAGCCCGTTCAGTCGAAAGAGGACGCCAAGCGCGAATACTTCCAGCGCCTCGTCGAAGCCGCGAAGAACCAGATCGCGCTCTCCCAAGGGCAGCCTCTCGAGACGGGCCCGATTGCCGAGCTCTACCGCCTCGCCGGATCCAGCGCGACCGAGGAAGTGGGACCAAAGGAACTGAAGCGGATCGGAGCCGAACCCGTCTCCCAGGAACGCATCGAGCGCATGGCAGCCGCCACGGACCCGCTGAACATCGCCCTTGCCGTCGCCCCGAGCATCCCAGGCGCGCGCACGATCGGCGGTGCCGCGACGGAGGCCGCGGGAAAGGCAATTACCGGCGCCGGAAAGGTTGTCGGCGCAACGACCAACGTCGCCACGTCACCATTGCGCATGCTTCGCCGAATGGCGGATCCCGCGAGCGCCGCCGCCAGCGCTGCCACCGAGGCCACAGCCCAGCAGGGAGCGCGAGGACTGCAAGCACTCGGAGACGCCATCGCCCAGCAGGGAAAGGAGATGCGAACCGGAGTACCGAGCGCGCTGACCACCAAGTCGGCCACCGCAACCGCCGCCGGCGAGCGTGCGCTGGGAACCGATGCCCTGCGGAAAACCGGCGACGTCGTGGCGCACGGAGCCGCCACCGCCGCCGGCATTGCCCCGCTGAACGTCGCGCTCTCCGAAGGCGACCCGCGGCAACTCGCAGAACTCCAAGTCGGCGCCGGAGTCTTTGGCGCCGCCCTCGGAGGCCTGCGCCGCAATCGCTCCATGCTTGTCGAAGGCGTTCGCCCACACCTGCGCTCGGAAGGAGCCCGCGCGCTCGCCGAGGCCGGCGAAGGAAACGACACGCTGGCTACCCGCAGCGCGCGCTTCGTCATGAGCCTGCCCGAGGCCGCGCGAGATCGAGTGCTCGAGACGATCGGAGCGCTTCAGGGACTCCCTATCGAAACCGCCAATGGGCGCCAGCGCGCGAAGGTGTACGTCCTCAGCGAAGGCGACTACCTCGCCGCTCAGCGGAACATCATGAAGGGAATGCCAGGCGCAGAAGGAGGAGGCCGAGGATTCTTTAACGGTCCAGACGGAGCCGCCTACATCAACGGCGAATACCACACCGGATTGCCCGCCAGCGAACTTGTGCACACCGTCGGGCATGAGTTTGGAGGCCACGCCGCGATCAGCATCCTTCAGGCCGTAGGCTCGCGAGGGGGCCCGCTCTACGACGGAATGATGAACACCGCGCGGAAAGCGCTGTATATCCGACCCCCGACCAAGACGAAGCCGGGAATCCCCACGCCGGAGTTCCGCAAGTTTGTCGAAGGCTACAACCGAGCGTTTGACCCGACCGGGAAAACGAAGCAGATCGACGTCAACGATATCGCGGCCGTCGACGAGTTCATCTCTGAAACGGCCGGCCAAATCATGGCGGGACGTGGGCCGGGAGAACTCGCCATCCCCCTGAACATTCAGGACAAGATCGCCGGAGGAGTCGCCGACTTCATGGCGAAGACCATCGGCATGGGAGGAAAAAACAACCTCATCGGATCGAAGACGAACTTCGACAGGACCGAATCCGCCGAAGTCACGCGCACCGTTCAGGAAGTGCTATCCGAACTCGTCGGCATGAAGCTGCGGGACGGGATGGAGATCCCCGAGGCCGAGAAAACCGTCGCCACCAGGCGCGCGGAACTGACCGAGGTTCTCAACCGACCGGCGCCGCCCGACACCGCGCCTCTCAGCGCACGAGAGCAATGGGTGGCGGAACGGAAGGCAGCGCAGAAGGAACTCGACCAGTTAATGACTGGACCGAAGCCGAAGGAAAGCGACTTCACGGAGCAGCCCGCCGGCCCCGTGGACAATTCCATGACCGGGATGAAGAACCGCGTCGCAGCCACCCTGCGCACGGAGGGAGTCGACGCCACGGAAGCCTCCCGGGTGGCACAGATCGCCAACGGCATCACCCTCGCGGAAATGCTCGCCGACGCCCGGGCCAAGGTCGGCAAGAAGCAAACGCCAGAGATCAACATCCCCACCGCCCTTGAGCCCCCATCGCCTGCGGCAGCGATCAAACCAGAATCGGCACTGAAGATCGAATCGCCAGCCGACGTCACCGAGGGAGCGATAGCCGCGCTCATGAAGATGGGCATCGGAAAGAACCAGGCGAAGGCGCTCGTCAGGCTGGCGAACCAGCAGCACGGCAGCCCGATCATGGATACCCCGCACCTCGCCGCGGGAGCCTTCAGGATCCACGGCGGAGGCTCGGTCAAGTCGGGAGAATGGATCCCCAAGCCCGCCGCCCCGAAAGCTCCAGTGACCGCTGCCAGTGGGATGCAATTCCGCGACGAAGCTGGGAACACGAAGATGGTTGTTTCGACCATCGACAGCGCGCCGCAAGTCGGCGACGTGGTCATGACCCGGGACGGAGAGCTACGCCGCGTTACTCGATCCATTGGCGACACCATCGACACCGCCAGGACGATCGATCCCCTCACTACCCGCGGAACGAAGACGCACAAGCTCGACGACGTCGCCGTCGTCACGCACGACTACGCGCCAGAATCGACAGCAGCAGGCACGGTAGCCCCGCCAGCACCACCGCAGCCCAAACTTCGAGTGGAACCCCGCGGCGACCGATTCATCGTCGTCGACGAGGCCGGAAACAACGCCACCAAGACGACCTACGCCAGCCAGCGCGACGCCGAGGCCGCGATCGCCAAGACCGGCAAGCCATCGACCTTTGACATTCCCAAGAGCGCGGACGGTAATGACGTGATCGACGCCATCCTCGAAAACGGAGGGATGGATCTCTCCGGCATGAGCAAGGAGGAATCCGAGAACGTCTTCCCACACCGCGGCATCTGGAAAAACAAGCTGATCACCGGCAACCGAAACCAGCCGCCCGATGAGATGGCGCGCATTCTCCTGAACGACTACGGCATCGGAGACGGCGACGCTCGAACGATGTTTGATCTCATCAGCCAAGCGATCACCGCCCGTAAATCGCTTCGGTTGCAGACGAAACTTGCCGAGCGCGCCGAAAAGGGGAAGGCTCCAACCACCAGCAATGAACCAGCCCCAACCGAATCCTCCGAGCCTCCGCCAACTGAAGAAGTACCGGGCAAGTCAACGCTCACAGCGAATGACACTAAGCAATCTGCTCCTGCGCCGGAACCCGCTCGCCTTTCGCCGGCCGATGTTGATCGTATCGCTGCCCAGGCCGAAGCGGAAGTAATCGCCGCGCGCGCCGGCACGAAGAAGAAAGAGAGCACGCTTCCGAAGGAGATCAGCGACGCGCAGATCGACGCCGTCGCCGACGCCCACGAGCAGGGACTGCCGGCCAATTACCAAGGCGTCAGGTTGCGCACGGATGCGATGGGGAAAAAGACGATCACCGGGACATTCAACCCGAGCCGGCCGTTTGACGCCTTCCTGCTCAAGCTCGCCGACCTGAGTGAAACCGCCGTCGGACACCTTCAGGCACTGCAGCAGCGCCTCGGGCAGACCGTCACGATCAACTACAGCCACGCCCCGGAGCGTGAAGGGATCGCCACCGGCGAAGGGCGCCGATCGGCCCAGAAAGAAAGCACCGCGCAGGCCCGCGCCTCCGGCGAGGCCGAAGCACAGGCCGCGGACAAGAACTTCATCCCCCTCGAGGTTCGCTTCAACAAGGGGAAGGACACCCCGAGCATCACCGTCCTCGGAGCCAGCCCTGAGAAGCTGCTGAACAACTTCAATCACGCCAAGAAGGCGCTGCAGGAGTTCGGAGAGCCCGTCCCGTATCGCGACATCCACGACCCGCACCTCGTCGGCGACATGAAGGGAGTGGCCAGGAACCACGCCAACGGATGGAAGGGCGACGGAAGCGCGCGCATCGAAGGATTCCCCGACGTCAATGTGCCCACGCCGGAGGCCGGGTATAAGCCCTACGAAATCCCAGCCGACCGATTCGACTTCCTCAACCTCATTCTCGGGCAGGAGAGCGCGAAGACCGGCGTGAAGGGAATCAGCGCAGAGCAGAAGCTCAAGCAGGGACTCGCCGTGAAGAACAGGATCCCGATGACGGAGGCCGGCGAGACGAACCTCCTGCGCGAGGCGATCAACCGCGGGAAGGGAGAGGTGATTGGACGCGACGGCAAGCCCACCACGTGGAGCAAGGCGACGCTTGAAGACCCGATGAGCGAGGCGCTCCGGATCGACCTCGTCAATGAGGTGAAGCCTGCCACCGAGAACACCGACGCCAGTATAAGGCCCCATGGCTACAAAGGTGAGATCGATCGATTCTTCGCCGAGGGCAGCCCCAACCGGACGTTCAGCGCGGCCGGCTTCATGCCAGAAACCCCGCGCGACAAGGCCCGGGACCGAATGGCGCGTGAGCACGGAGCGATCTACCAAGGAGTCGAGAACGGCCTCGCAGCGTTCAAGGACGAGCAGACCGGCGGCAACTTCAGCCTGCCCGAGAAGGACATCACCAGCGAGGCGATCAAGGCCAAGGTCGATGACGTCCGAAAGAACTTCGAGGGCGACCAGATCGACACGCCGGAGAAGCTCGAGAAGTGGATGCGCGACCAAGGCCTGCAGTTCATGCCAGCGCAACTCGCAGGCACCGAGGAAAGGCCGGCCGCGATGAAGAAGCGCGCTCTGAAGCTATGGGTGGAACAAGGCACCGACTCGCCGTTTTTCCAAAAATGGTTCTCCGGCAGCAAGGTTGTCGACGAGAGCGGAAAGCCGCGGCGCGTTTTCCACGGCAGCAGGCGGGCCGACAGGATCGACACGTTCAAGGCGAAGCGCGCGACTTCTGGTCCGATGGCATTCTTTTCCGACGACCCGATGATCAGCAGCAACTACGCGACGAGCAAGCAGGACACATCGCTTGAAGCCCCGTCCGACTACGCCGGATGGTTCAAATTCAAGGACAAGGGAATGAGAACGCCGATGGACATCGATCGGGCGTGGTACGCCCTCACTCCTGAGCAGCGCAGTTCCGTATTAGAGCGAATCTATACGATCGGCCATGAGAATCACGATCAGGCAGAAGGTCCGATTGTTCCCAATTCCCAGAGCATCATGGGGAAGGACGGAATCGACTACGAACTTCGACAGGCGCGAGGCAACGGCCTGCGCGCACTCGTCGAAATCTGGCTAAATAGCGGCTCTCTCTTTAACGACGAGGAGCAGTTTATGGACGTCCTGAAATCAGCCGGCGTTCCAATGGAGAAGGTGTCATTTGAGAGCCCATGGAAAGAGGTGCCAGGCGTGCTTCCTGTTTACCTCTCCATCCGGAACCCCCTCGATACCGCCAACATCCCAGAGAGCGTGCTGCAGGCGCTCGAAAACGCAGGGAAGAGGAAACGATCAAAGACCCCAGCCGGCGGAAATTCCGACGCGTGGGACAAGAACACCATCAGCGGCCCCGAGTGGATTGCAGCCCTGCGCGAAGACGCGAAGAACGGAACCACCTACGCATGGACACGCATTCCAGACTGGGCGACCGAAACGCTTACCAGACTCGGATACGACGGCGTCAAAGACACCGGCGGAAAGATGGGCGGACAATCGCACGGCGTGTGGATCCCATTCCGAGAGAATCAGGTGAAGAGCGCCACCGGAAACCAAGGCACTTTCGACCCGAGCAATCCGGACATGCGCTTCATGCCGGCGAGCACCGAGGATATCGGATCGATCGGGGAGCGATATCGGGATCGGCTCGACACGAGAGCATTCCTTACCAAGAGCGGAGGGAATGACATCATCAAGCTCGACCACATCCAGGCAAAGAAGAGCGCACCAGCAGGAACCGGCAGCGACTACATGCGCGAACTTGTAAAATACGCCGACGATCATGGACTAACGATCGCTCTCCAAACGGCGACGAAGGGAGATCTCGACTCGTCATCGGAATTCAAAAAGACATCCTCTCAGAGTCGACTGAAGGAGTTCTACTCCCGCTTTGGATTCAAGAGCAATTACGGCAAGCGCAGCTATCGCGCAGACCTCCCGGGCAACATGCATCGAGAACCGAAGACGACAAAGGCCATGCCCTCCGACCGCGAGCGCACCATGCCCGAAGGCTTCTACAGCGGACTACAGCGCACACTCGAGGAGAAGATGCCCAACAGCGCGCCGGCTGCTCAAGTGCTCGCCATTGCCCGCGGAGGAGCCAAGGCCGAGGAACTCAAGTGGACCGACCTCGACGGTGCCGTGAAGCGCATCGCGGCCGAGAATGGCGGGAAGGTTCCAAAGCAGGCGCTGCTCGATCACCTCGCCACCGATGGAGCCGTCCGATTCAAGGAGGTAAAACTCAGCGATTCGAAAACAGCCTCCGATCCTGACCTTGCCAAGAAACTCTCTGAGGCATACGCCGAGCGAAACCAATGGCGCGACATGATGGAGGCCAAGCTCGGAGATCCGCGAGACTGGCCACCAGCAGAGCGCAAGGAGCTTTCAAGACGCACTGCCGAGATCGAGGAACTGGAGAAGCAGCGCAACGAAGATTCAAAGTCCCAACAGGATGCGAAGCCGAAGTTCTCCCAATACACCCTCCCAGGCGGGAAGAACTACCGGGAGATCGTGCTGACGATGGAAGCACCAAATCAATACGCAGTCAGGAACAACAAAACCAAAGAAGTCAGGCCGTTCTCAACCAAGGAAGCAGCAGAGAAATACATCGACCAAAATAGAACGAGCGGACTCGGGAGCGAATTCACATTGATAGGCCGCAACCTCCAGGAGACCGCCCAGAGCTTCACGAGCTCCCACTTCCCCAACGCCGGGAACTACGTCGCCCACATGCGACTCGCCGACCACGTCGACGCCCAAGGCCGAGAGGGGACGCTGATCGAGGAGAACCAGAGCGATCGGCACCAGCAAGGCAGAGAGAAAGGATATCGCGACGATGCCCGACTCGCCGAGATTACAAAAGATGTTGAGGCAACACCTCCGAACGATTGGGGTCAGATCGCAAACCCAAATTTCGAGGAACAGACCCGCCTCATGCAGGCCATCCCCGACGCACCCCTCCGAAAGACCTGGCACGAATACCAATTCCGTCGCGCGCTGCAGGACGCGATCGCCACCGGAAAGGAGTGGATCGGATGGACGACTGGAGATACGCAGGCCGAGCGGTACGATTTGAGCAAGCAAGTTGATCGAATCGACACAGTTCGAAACAAAGACGGCACCTATTATCTGCAAGCGATCGAGAAGGGGAACCGAGCCGCCCACGACCTCGGGGAGAGAATCCCGGCAGACAAGCTGGCAGATTTTGTGGGAAAGGAACTTGCCCAGAAGATTATCGATCAGCCTCGGACGGTCGCCAGATTCGAAGGGGCAGACCTCAAAGTCGGCGGAGAGGGGATGAAGGGATTCTACGACAAGATCATGCCCTCCTACGTCTCCAACTACGTGAAGAAGTGGGGAGGGAAGGTCGAGCAGGGACGGATATCAACCGGAGCCATCACCCCATCGGACACCAGTCGAATGGGGCCAGCCGAAGCGGAAGCCGCACTCCGAAAGGCCGATCAAACGGAACGCGAAGGCGTCGAGATTTGGAAGGTCGACATCACCCCCGAGATGCGCGAGGCCGTGAAGAAGGGGCAGCCGATGTTCATGCCTGATGCACAGCCCGTCGAAACAGCGACGCCAGCTCGCCCAGACGCCCGCCAGAACGCGCGCAGCAGGATCGCCGCAGCATCCCAGCCCGAAACCGTCCAGATGAGCAACGCCAGCGTCACCAAGGGCCCGAGCGTCGTCTTTCTCCCGGCCTACCATGGAACACCCCACAAGGTAGACAAATTCAGCCTTGAGAAGGTCGGCACCGGCGAAGGCGCGCAGGCCTACGGATGGGGACTCTACTTCGCCGAGAACCCAAAGGTAGCGGAACAGTATCAGAAGGAACTCGCCCAGCGCGCAGGAGCCTCTGACGAGTGGTTTTTCAAGCCTACTGAGGAAGGAAAAGCCCAATTCAACAAGGTTATCAACTTCGCCGATGCCGCGCCTATGATGGCCAGCCAGGGAATGCGCGCGATGAATATAGACACCGTGAAAGGAGCCGTCGCCAAACTCCGCGAGATGGCCAAGCCGGGCCCCCGAGCAGCCAGCGAACACTACCGCAACGCCTACGCCGGCCTCGCCGACATGCTGGAGGCTGGAACTCTTAAATTCGAGAAGCCATCGGGGAACAAATACACCGTCGACATCGACGTCCAACCCAATGAACTTCTCGACTGGGACAATCATCCACCAGACTCCGTAAAACAGGCGATCAGCGGAGTCGCCAGAGGAAAGCACAAGGAAGCCATGGAAAAGGCACTCCAGATTTTATCCGATGACCCTTCGACCACCGGACAACAATTTTACAAACTGGTCGCGATGTTCCTAACCCCAAAGCAGGCCAGCGAAGCTCTCCGAGAGGCTGGGATCGTCGGCATTCAATACCTCGACCAAGGCAGCCGAGTAACTGCCCCTGACCTCACGACCAAACAATTGATCGCATCACTTGAGCGAAACAAAGGGGACATCGAGGCATCCCTCAATGATGAGATGCGCGGCGTCCACGCCCCTCCGAAGGAAAAGGAAAAGATCAAGGCTGACCTCCGCAAGACGCTTGAGGAGTTAAGCAAGCCGCAAACCAGAAACCTCGTCATCTTCGACGACAACCGGATCCGGATCACGCACGAGAACGGAGAGCCCGTCACTCCGAAGGAACGCCGGGAAGCGCTCGGCCAGAAGATCAGCCCGAAGGACGCCGCAAAAGAGCGACTGGAAGAATCCCTGACTACGAGCCCGTAGATTTTGCCGCCGGCAGCAAATCTGGACACGGTTTGGGAAAACTTCGCCTTGTGCGCGACGACCTTTTTCGTTAACGCACGAAGCACCGACCACCACCATGAAGACCCGAATCCTCTCCTTCGCCCTCCTCCTCATCCTTGCCGTCAGCCTCCAGGCCGATCAACTCGGGCCCTACCTCTGGGACTACAACGGCAGCCCAGTCTCGGCCCCGGTAACCGCGATCAACCCGCCACCCGGCGCCATCGTCATCGACAAGACCACCGGCGTCCGGTACACCAAGATCAGCGCGGTGGGCAGCAATGACACCTACGTCGTCGTTCCGACCGAGAACGTCTACGCTCACGCCGCCACCGCGACGATCGCCGTCGGCGAACTCTACGGAGGCACCCTAACCAACACCGGCGCGTCCGGAGCTGTCGTCCTTTCCCTGCCGGCCCCCGTCGTCGGCATGCGGTTCAAGGTTTACCTAACCGTCGCCCAAGACGTCGACATCAACCCCGCCAACGGCACGCAGATCCTCGTCCTGACCAACGCCACCGGCGATGCCATCTCAAGCGCGGCCACGATCGGCAACAGCATCGAACTCGTGGCGCTCTCCGCGACCACGTGGGGAGCATTCTCGACGAGCGGGACGTGGTCCGACGCCAACTGACTTTCTTCGTGGCGCATTGGTCACGCCATCTAGGGCGGCTCCTTACTACCGGGAGTCGCCCTTTTCTTTGCCATTGACGAGGAACGGGGAATCCCGAACATTTGGCGTATGAATAGATGGCTTCCCACCAGCGACATCCCAAACGAGGAAGGATTCAACGTGCGCGTTCTGATGCGCAACGGAGAGCAGCGCAACACGACGGTTGTCTGGTCGCATGGAGCTCAGATGTTCCACCTCAACGGAATCAGCGTTGCTGACGTTCGTGGGTGGACCCCGATGGAGACCTCGGAATGAAGCGCTCCCCCCTGAAGCGCAAAAAGAGCCTGCGCGAGTACCATCTCGAGAAGATCAAGCGCGAGGGTAGATCAACCACCTCCATGAATCGATCGAAGCTGAAGCCCATGAGCGCAAAGCGACGCGCGAAGACTCCAGCGAGGAAGGCATGCAGACTGGCCGTTTACGCGCGGTGCGGCGGCCGATGCGAGGCGAAAACTCCAGACTGCACTGGGTTCTGCGAGCAGGTCCACGAGATCAAAGCTCGCAGCGCCGGAGGGAGCATCACCGATCCTGCGAATTGCTTGGGCACGTGCGCAGCCTGCCACGAATGGATTCAGCTCCATCACAACGAAGCCAGGGAGCGCGGGTTGGTTGCCCCGCGTGGAGCATGACGATATTTTCCCCAACCGACATGGAAGCCGCGGCAGCACGTGGAGCTCGATGCGGACACGGAGCGCTGGCTGCGGCCCTCGGAATACCAGTGCTTGAGGCGATGAAACACCTGAAATCCGGGTGGGTGAACGTCCCGATGATGAAGCGCGCGATCGAGGCGCATGGCCGGAGATGGAAGCGAGTAGAGCGTCCCGAGGCCGGAGACACCGCGGTCATTCTGGTCCAGTTCCTCGGCCCTTGGATGGATGAAGGAAAACCTCCGGCGTTGGCCTGCAGGTACCGGCACTGGGTGGCATGCAACGAGGATGGTCAGCTTTGGGATGCCAACTGGCCAGGATGGATGCCCCACGATGTCTGGAAGACGCTCGCCCCGGAACTCCTGCCCGAGGAGAGCAACGGATACGTCGTGTGGGGAGCACTGGAGATTCTATGATTACGACCATCGACACATCAGCCATTGAAGCCGCCCTACGCCGGGATCCGGAGGATTCGATCGACACGCCTTTAGGAAAGGTCACTCTCGACCGAAGCCTGCCGGAGGGACTGCGGAGATGCGCGATCCCCTGACCGGCAAGGTGCTCTACAGGATCATCAACATCGGGAGGGAGCACCCTGACGCGCACCCTATTCTGGGGATGCACTGCCAGCGATAAGGGGCGATCCCTGCAACGCTGCACAGCCCAGCGCTGGCTTTGATCCCCCAGACGCTACCCCGCTACCCCTCAAACGAACGTCGGGCATTTTAGAGCGTGACACCCGAGCCCGAAAAGCGCACAAGCCAAGCATGCGCTACCTCGCCATCCTCGGCACCGTGCTCCTCCTCCAAGCCTGCGCAGTGACCGTCAAATACCCCAACGGCCAAACCGCATTTGTCGATCGAACCGACTTCGAGGGCGAGACGGTCATCCAAACCAGGGACTTCTACATGCGACGCACCGGAGCGCAAAAGGCATCGACGGCGACGCGCGCAGCAGGATCGGTCGTCGGCACAGCCATGAGCGGAGGAGCCGGCCTGATCACTGCGTGGTGGCTGCGGGGAGCAAAGCCTTGACAGCCCGAAGGACGTCGGGAAAGATTCGCCTCGCAGCGTAGCCAAGTCAGGTAAGGCACGAGGCTCATAACCACGCCACCGCCGGTTCGAATCCGGCCGCTGCAAAATGCGCGGGAATGCAAAGAGTCGAGCACCCGGGGTTACCCGGTCCTAGCTGGCGCGAGCCCAGCCCCGCGCTCCCAACTTCCTGCGACGCGGGGACGGGTAAATGTCGTCAGCCCGTCCCCGCACCCGCGTAATAAATCGCACTCCTTTTTTGTTACGCGATTACAGAGTAATCGAGTGGACCGAGGCAGCGAACCCTCGTGACAAAAACACGCCTGTTTTTTACACGGAAAACCCGCCGAATTACGCATCGTGGAGAGGCGCGGCGGGTGTGATGACACGACATTGATCGCCAACAAAAGCGTTGTCAAATATTCCAAGCGGGATTACGGCCACTGACTTTCAGGATAGCGAGTGCGGGAACGATCACTGTTGCGTCCGGCGCACACGCGAGGCGCGCAGGGGTGATCGTTTCTCCTGCGCGCCGCAGCGCCTCAATTTTGCCGCGGGCAGCAAATCTCGCGCATCTCATCCCGGCGCCGGCGCTCGAGATCGGCGAAGAACTCGTTGTGCATCGCCTCCCCTTCAGCCAGGCGCAGCGCCTCGACAGCGTCGTCCACGTCCTGCACCAGCAGGCCAGTTACCGGATCAACAACAGGGATCGCGACGGACATGAGCGCCTTTTATCCCAATTCGACATCGAGCGCAAATGCGATATCATCGACAGCATGCCCGACGACAACCACGGCTGCGCCGACGAAGCCCTCGGCTGCCTCATCTGGATCATCGCCATCGGCCTCGCCGTGAAAGTGCTCGGCTGGATCTTCTGAGCACCAGCCCGGTGGTGAAATGGGAAGGTCTCAACCGGAAAAGCGCCCTCCCCCTTACCCCCACGAAGGAGGAAGGGAGAAGGCACTGAAAAACCAGCCCGTATGGAGCCAAAGGTATAGGCACGAACCGTGGCGTCTCGCAGCGTAAGCGAGCAGATAGCCCAATGAGCGAAGACCGGCGCACCCGCACGCGATCCCGACTCCACGGAACTCTTGGGGCTGGTGACACGCGCCCCTCCAAACCGTAGCTTGCTCAGCGCCCGCGCCAGGCCACACCCAGGCGCGCGTATTCGGAGTCGTACCGTCTGGGGAGTTCTCATCCTCGCCAGCGTTTCGGGGAGTGCATCCAAGGATGCACCCGACATTCACGAACGTAGCCACCTAGAAAGGAAAGCCCGCTCTGGCTATCACTCCAGAGCGGTGGGATTTGAAACTCTTCCCTTGAGATTCGCCACTGAGGGCAAAGCGAAAACTGGTCTTGTTCTTAAGTGATAGCCTACGAACAAAGCGAACCTGCCGCCACCGCAGCAAAGTGTCAAATCAGATTTTGCCGCCCGCAGCAAAATCACGCTTGCCAAGCAACGGGGAATCACGAGAGTCGCGCCATGAGCACGCCCCTGGAAACCGCCCGCGAGAAAATTCTCCATTACTTGGACAACCGAGACGTGATGAAAGGAACGCTCTTCTTGGAATTCCTGAACCAAGAGGGCATCACCACCGACGGGGCCACCGAAATCCTGCGCGAGAACAAGGAACGTTGGGAAGAAGCGAAAAAGGCAATCGAGGATGAGGTTCGACAACTTGAGGTCCGCCGCCGCGGCATCGACAACATGGCCGACATGATGGACACAATGCAGAAGATTCGATCGCAGGGACCGAAGGAGGCGATGGACACCATAGAGCAGCGATTCCCTCAACTCTTCACCGCCGCCCACCCGCGCCGATTCGAGATGCCATCAGGATTCGCCAACCCCAAGCGGTTCACCCTCCTCGCCTTCTGGGCGATGTGGGAGGCATCCGAACTCAAGGACAGGGGGACAGTCAACAACCTCAACGCCCACGCTGTGAAGGTCGTCTCGTCCATCATCGAAAAACAGGTCCCAACCTACTTTGTGAGCCAGCGCATCATGCAAGCGCTCATCAACACCGACCTGCCGAAAGACTTCAGCCTCCACGAAATGCCGTGGCCGATGGAGTCGATGCTCTTTGTCATCCCCGAGGGAACGCTCGTCAGCGAGAAGGGAGATATCACCCTTGTGGCCATCGCGCGATGCACAGCCAGGACATACCCGAACGACTGGATGAAGTGGGGCGACGCCGAAGACATCGTCGTCAAATACAGCGCCACCCACGAAGGCCCAGACACCGCCTGCATCCTCGCAATGACCGACGACGGCTCCTTCTTCCAATGGGAAGCGCCCATCGACGCCAAGACGATCAATGACGCAGCCTCCGTGAAGTTGATGAGAGGCGACCTCTCGAGCCTCGGAGCAAGAATGATATCCTCGGCCGCCGATCCCGAGCACGAACAATTCACCACCACCGACCTCCCGCGCGCCACCTTCCAGATCATCCTCGCGATGCTGGCCTGCCCCGAGATGATCGAGGCCGGCGTCATCGTCCGCCACCCGAGCAAGAAAAAGGGCAAAATGAAATGCGCCATCTGGGCTCCTAACTTTTTCGGCAAGGCGTACCGCCGATACGACCAGATCGTCGGCGACGGCGGAGAGCCAGGACAAAAGCGAACGCATTGGCGCCGCGGGCACTTCCGACACCAACGATTCGGAGAAGGCCGTCGCGGCATCAAAGTAATCTGGATCCAGCCGATGCTGATCAACAAGGACCGAATGGAAACAGCAGCATGACCCTCCAAGCCCTGCGCGCGCTACGCCAGCGCCTCTACCACCAAACCCTCGCGCACTGCTTCGACCCCGCGGAGGATTGGCTCGACTACGCCGCCCTTTCCTACCGAGCCACGCGCATGCTCAAGCTCGTCCAAGAGCACCAATACCTGAAGTGCCGGAACCGACTCCCATGAGCGCCGACCCGACCCCACCATCCCTCGAGGAATTCACCAACTGGATCGACCGGATGTTCTGGCAGCACGCCGAGCAGGCCGAAGAGAAGCTATTCATCGCTGGCCCAAAATTCGTGTGGTTTATGACCAGAAAGTTTGACCCAGCCCGCCCCTACAAATACCGCGGCAACGCCCACCAGCGCCGCGCCCAACGCCGCTACCGCGCCAGGATGTGGGAGATCGTAGGAGGCTTCGATTGGAAGAAGATCGAGGGCGAAGAAAAATCTTCGCCACCCTCGAAAATTGTTGTTGCATAACAACGGGGAATCCCGATACTGCGCCTACAAATGAGCGCTTCTCAGAGCCACTCACCAACCGCGGACAAACCCGCGCAGACGACGGCTGTAACCGTCAAGATCAAGACCACATTCGGATCCCTACGGAAAGGCGAATCCTTCATCCACATGGGAGTCTGCGCCTACACGAAGACCGGCGCGCGCCAAGCCTCTCCAAAGAACCAGCCACACCAGATTTTCAAATTCGACGCTTCGGAGCCCGTCGAGATCAAGGTCGCCGCTCCAGTCGAAACCCTCACCACCGCCGAATACGCCGAGGTCGACGGCACCCGCCGCCGCCCCTCCTTCCCCTACGACGTCACGATCAACGACCGCCGCTTCCTCCGGATCAAAACCGACTTCACCTTCGAAGTTCACGACGACTCCGCGATCTTCGGGCCCTACGTCGTCAGCGACACCCGCCTGCTTGATCCCGTGATCACGCTTCTCGAGAACGACGCGTGGGACGAGCTCGAACTCAACGCCGCCGTCGAAGCCCTCAACCAGAACTGAGATGAGCTTCGCAACATTTACCACCGAAGGACGAGAGGTTATGCGCGACGGAGAAGGCGTCTATTTCCTCGCCAACGAACAACAGGCGAAGGAGATCGCGGAGAAGCTCAACCTCCTCGAGGAAATGAAGGTCTTCACGAAGGACATCGGGGAATACACTGGAGAAGGTGGACCGACCACCCCATGGCGCGACATCGTCAAAAACATCGGCTCGAAAGCCCGACACATGCATTCGAAGGCCAAGAAGACATAATGAAGCGCCGACTCCTAAACCACTTCCTCCGCCGCCGCGGTGCGAAACTGATGCAACGCTGGCAGCGCCTCGTCGACCACTTCGGAGACGGCATCCCCGAGATCGCCGAAAAGTTCAACCCGCGCCTGATCAGCTACCGGCGCCGAGCCCTCCGCATCGTCTTCAAACTGCGGGGACTACCACGCACCGCCAAACACTTGCCAACAGCAACCCCGGTCTGAGAAGCCCCTCGGGAGGTCCGGTCACTCGATCGGCCTCCCGAGGAATTCTGGACAAAACACACCATGAGCTACCACGTCTTCTTTTCTTTCAGCACATCATTTAGCAAAACACAGCGCGTTCCAAAGGGTACGCTGGAAAGAATATGGGACCGCATCAAATACACCGAAGAGACGCTCGGTCTGAAGCGCGAGTTGACCTACACACCCAAAGGGGAACCGCAGCGCCCCGGCTGGTATTGGCGCACACCAGCCGAGGACATGCTGTCGAAGGCAGGACCGAAGATTGATACCACGCTACAACAGTGGTGGATGGAGGATCGAAAGAGAGACGCCCGCATTGCCGCCATGGCGAATGCCGTACGCCTCCACAACGACGAGGTGCGCTGGCTTTATCGCGATCTCAGCGAATGGCAGAAGCGAAAATGGAAGCGGGGCGAGGCGGAACACATTACCGTAGATCAGTCGGTGGAGTTTTGGGGTGGACTACAAATCCTCGAGCTTCCGAGAGAGTTGTGGGACCGCGAGCACTACACCGATCACATGGAGCACCTCCACGAGTTGATTACCACCGGAAGTAGCCGCGGAGTCTCGCTCGATTGCAAGCCTTTCAATGCGAAACAGGCGGGCGCGCTGATTATGCTGTTTGAGGACGAGATCGATCAATGGGGATTCGACGCCAGGTTCTCCATCCCGCTCGACGCGCGCCTCAAGCCATATGACGAAATCAGATCGTCATACGATGGCGGATACTACTGGTGTTCAAAGTGTGGCCCGATCCACAGCGACGATTTCCACGAGCGGTGCCGGGTGTGCCCTCACGCGAAGAAAGGCAAATGCGAGCTCAAGAACGAGCACCCGGCGTAGTTCGAGGATTGAACTGAATCCGATGACAAAAGCCCGCATCCGATACATCCGCGCGATCGCCGACCGAGGAATCGAATACGCCGACGTGCTCACGGAATGCCTCGACGAGATTGAGAGACTCCAGACCTTCACTCGCGCCGGCCGCGAGCCAACGCCCGATCCCGAGGAAACCCAAGATTTGCCGCCGGCAGCAAAGAACGGGAAGCAGCCGCCAGACCCACGCGTGAAGCAACTGATCGACGGATGGGCGATCTACTTTGAAAAGTTTCACCGCCTCAAATACCGAGTCCAAGGGGCAAAGGACGGAGCCGCCGCCAAGCGCCTCGTGAAGCTCATGACCGTCGACGAAATCCTCGATATCGCATGGAACTCATGGCTGGCAAACACCGAGAGGCCCAACGTCTTCTGCCTCCGGCAAGCCCTGACCATCGCCGGATTCGACAGCCAACTCACCGCCATCCAAGTCGAGATCAAAAACATCCACCAGCCAAAGACCCCAGAACCGCAATGCAAGCTATGACCGACCGATTCGTGCGATCGCGATGGAGCGAAACCCGGCGCCAGATCGACGCTATGGCCAAAGGCGAAATCCTGACCTTCAACGCGAGCCAATATTTCAACGCCAAGGCCAGCGTCGACCGCCTCAACGACGCCTACGTAGGGAAGAGGAAATGGAAACTCACCAGGAGCAAAAACACATCCACGGTCACGCGCACTAAATGAACGACTGGATCAAAGTAATCTGCGGAGACGCCATAAAAGAACTCCATAAAATGGAAGCCACTAGCGTACAATGCGTCGTTACATCCCCACCGTACTGGGGGTTGCGGGATTATGGGTGCGCGGGGCAGATCGGGCTGGAGGCGACGCCGGAGGCCTTCGTGGCGCGGATGGTCGAGGTCTTCGAGCAAGTGCGCCGCGTGCTCAAGCCGGACGGGACGCTGTGGATGAATCTGGGGGATAGCTATGCGGCAGCCGCCGGCCAAGCCTCTCGAGGCGGCCCGCCTTCGTCGTCGTCCACGCTCGAAGGTAACGGCCACCGCGGGGGCGGTCCGAAACTCGCCGAGCTTCAGCGCGTTCGCCTAGGTAAGGACTGCGACCCGAAGCTGGGTCCCGCCTCTCCAGGTCAACCCTACCGACACGGGTCAAAAGGTCTGAAGCCGAAGGACCTGGTGGGGATGCCTTGGAGGGTGGCGTTTGCGCTGCAGGCGGCGGGGTGGTGGCTGCGCAGCGACATCATCTGGCACAAGCCCAACCCGATGCCCGAGAGCGTCACGGATCGGCCCACCAAAGCCCACGAGTATCTCTTCCTGTTCACGAAGTCGGGAGAGCCGACGTTCTGGCAGCATCGCGACGGGCAGGAGGTTCGGAAGCAACCGCGCCCGGACTATCGGTGGATCGATCACGTGACCGAGGCGGAACTGGACGCCCCACCTGAGAATTGGAAATCGGAGATGATCGTGTGTCCACAGTGCCTCGGCGCCGGCGTGGTGATGGTGGCCGCCGAGACGGACCTCTTCGGCAGCATGTACCCGACCCCGGTGGATTGCGCTCAGTGTCAGGGTGAAACCGGGCAGGAGGTTCACCGCTACGAACGGGTGAATCTGTGGACCGCCCGGGATTACTACTACGACGCGGAGGCGATTGCGGAGCCAGTGGCGGAGGTCACATTGAATGATCGAGTGGATACCGGTCGCTTTCGTCCGGACCGTGGATTTCCTGGCGCCGCAAGCGCTGGCAATGGCCGACTCGGCGACAAGGATACTCGGAACAAGCGAACAGTGTGGACCGTTCCCACCGCACCCTACAAGGAAGCCCATTTCGCGACGTTCCCTCCCGACCTGATCAAGCCCTGCATCCTCGCCGGCACGCGGCCCGGGGACGTGGTGCTCGATCCCTTCGGCGGCTCCGGGACGACGGGACAGGTGGCGCTGGAGTTGGGCCGGCGCGCGGTGTTGATCGAACTCAATCCGGAGTATGTGAAGCTGATCGAGCAGCGAACATCAACCACCCGCGGACTCGGATTATGATCGAAAAGCCCCCATTCCGCAGCCCCTGCAACCACTGCGGAAAATGCTGCGAACTTGAAGTCTGCGACGCCGGCGTGGCGGCATTCAAAACCACCCATGCGCCCTGCCCCGGCATCATCCAGAAAGAGGACAAGAAGCTCTGCGGACTGGTTCTGATCGAGCAAGCGCTGGGCATCCCACCCCGTATCGCGCACGGCCTCGGGATCGGCGTCGGCTGCAGCATGCCCGACGAATTCACCATCGACGTCGAGATCGCCGTCTTCGACGCCCTCTCCGTCATCAAAACCAACGAACTCCACCCGATACCACGATGAAAACCAGCGCCCGACGATTCACTGGAAAATACGCCAACGATGGACCCGCAAGGCGACTCGCCGTTCGTGAATCCGCGGGACATCGCTGCATCCGATGTGGGCACCCATTCAAAAGCGGAGAGCACGGTAAGGGCGAGTGGAGCCCATGTGATGAGAAATGCACGCACGGTGGCCCAATCCGGATTATCGTTGACCGCATTCCGAACATCGATCTGGGGCGATGGAAGGAAATCGAGGTTAAGTCTGGAACGGTTCAGTTCTATCGAAAGCATAGCATCGAAGTCCAAGCGCAATGGCGCATCCTTACCGTCCACCATCTCGACGGCCAAAAGGACAACGACGCATGGTGGAACACCCTGCCACTCTGCCAGCGATGCCACCTCGCCGTCCAAACGAAGGTAGATCCGAACACGCCCTACTTCCTCGAGCACAGCGAGTGGTTCAAACCGTACGTGGCTGGATTCTACGCCTTCAAATACGAAGGGAAGATGATCACACGCGAGGAGGCAGAAAACCGCCTCGACGAACTACTCGCTTACGAGCACCGAGGATGAAACGCAACCGCCGACGCCGACAGCGCATACTGCGCCTCGACTTCGCCACACCGGCGACGCCAGTCGACTACGATCGAGGCCGAAAGATGCTGCGCGAGGCCGTCGAAACACTCGAAAGAAAGTACTTGCCCAACAACGGGGAATCCCGATAGTCGAGCCAATGATCGAAATCCTCATCGCCACCGCGATCACCTCCGCGATCACCTTCCTCATCGGATGGAGGATCGGGCGGAACGCCGAGCGCAACCGCCAGGCGAATATCCGCAACCGCTACACGGAGTCGACCACCCGCCAACGCATCTAGACATCGCCACCCTCATGACCACGCCAGCATCGCCATCCGCACTGTCTCCGGCCTCCCCATCAGCGCCGGCACCGCACCCCATCGCCCTCCCGACCGACCCGAAAGCCCTCGAGCGCCTCCGCATCATGCTCCCGGCGATTCTCGCCTCCCTGAGCATCGACGCGCTCTCTACCGACTACACGAAGCAATTCGAGGAATACACCGGCGCCGCCCTCGCCTTCAAGGAGCCGCCGACCAACGACGACGAGCAGGACGAAATCCTCGCCGCGCAGCGCAAGGTCGCCAAACTGCGCACGAACCTCCTGAAGCAGGGAGACGCCGCCAAGGCCGCGCTCAACGGCCCGAAGGATGAAATCCACGCCATGGTGAAGGCGGAGGAGGCGAAGCTCAAAAAGGTCGAACTCCACTGCCAAGGCCTGACGAACAACTACCAGATGCACCTCCAGCGCCAGCGCGAGGAGGCAGAACGCCAGCAGGCCGCAGCCGCCCGCAAGGCGCAGCAAGAGCAGGCGGAGATCGAGCGTCAGCAGGCAGATGCCGAGCGCATCCGGAAGGAAGCGAAGAAGGCCGCCCAAGTGGATCCCAACGAAGCAAAGCGCCTCGCCGAAGAAGCGCAACGCCTCGAGGACGAAGCCTTCGCGAAAAGCCTTGAGATCACCCCAGTCGCCGCGCCGGCCGCGCCGCTCCCCGAGCCAAAGGCCCAAGTGGTCTACGACTTCACCCTCAACGGACGCACCGAGCACGAGAAGGGGCAGAACCTCTTGAAGTTGCTCGCCCAGCACCCCGAATTCTTCGCCACACACGTCAAGGAAGGCGATGGCCGCGAATACACCATCAAGCTGCGCATCAGCGACGTCGTCGACGCCTGCAACGGAAATCCGCCCTTCGCCAAGCTGACCAGCGCACACGGCATCACGATCACCGAGCGCCTGAAGGCCCTCCGATAACCCTTTGCCGCCCGCGGCAAATCCAGCAGAAAACCACAACCAGCATCATCATGAAAATACCACGCATCGCAGTCCAATCCTCGCAGATCGCCGCCATCGGCTACGACAACGCCAGCCGCCAACTCGATCTCGAGTTCAAGAGCCACTCCAAGCCGAAGGAGGGGGCACCTCCTAAGCCCAACAGCGTCTACCGCTACCAGAACGTCCCGCCCGAGCTTCACCAGCGCCTCATCAGCGCCGAGAGCATCGGCAAGTTCTTCGGCGCCGAGATCAAGCCCTTCGCCGACCGCTACCCGTTCAAGAAGCTCACCGAGGCGGAACTGAACTGACGGATGGCCTACACCCCACGCGCCAACGCCGGGAGTCTTTTCCGGAACGACAAGAAAACTCAGGACTCACACCCGGATTACACCGGATCGGTCCTCGTCGACGGCATCGAATACTGGCTTGACGCGTGGGTGAAGGAGACAAAGAAGATCGACGAGAAAACCGGGAAACCCCGAAAGTTTTTCTCGCTATCATTCAGCAAAAAGAAGACTCA